AATTCCAAGCAGTAAATGTTTCTGGAATTAATGGTGGAAAGTTAATGTGTGAGACTAGACGTGAATTTAGACAATCCAGAATTACTTACAAGAGTGAGTCAAAGGAAGAGTCATCTGAACCAGTAAAAGTGTCAAGAACCATTACAAACACTGCAGTAGGCGAAGTTCCAGTTCCAAAGTCAGTAAGAGCACCAAGAACAAGAGGTGCTGGTCCTCGTGAAGGACAAGAATGGACTTCTGTTTCAAAAGCACGAAAGCAACCAGCAACATCTAAACCATCAAAGAAACCAACATCAAATGCAGAGGCATAAAATATTAAATTAAAAACCAAAATTTAGTTAGAGTATAGTGATTTTTATTTTTGTAATGAAGTATAATTATAAAAATAAAATATATAAATATAAAATAATAGTATTTGTAATGTCAGATATGCAAAATGAAAAGATGAAGGATGTAAATGCAAGGCTAGGTATCAAAGATGATTTATCTGTTGAAAAAAATAAAAAACTTATTTTTGTATATTGTCCTCCAAAAGTGGGTTCTACGACGTTAGTTTCTTCATTAAGACTATCCGCTTCTGATAAATTAACAATATTACATTTACATAATGAAATTATGTTGAAGGTGTTGTATAACATAACCGATGTAACAGTAAATGAAATAGTACAATATAATAAACAACTAGGAAAAAAAGTATATGTAATTGATATATTTAGAACTCCAATAGAACATAAGATGTCATCTTTCTTTGAAAATATAGATACATTTCATTTCAACACTAGTGTTGCAGAGTTAAATACTTATGATATAAAAAAAATAATAACTCGTTTTAATAATTTGTTTCCACACTTAGCACCAAGCGACCATTTCAAAGACAAGTATGATATAGTTGTACCAGACAAATTTGATTTTGAGAGAAAGTATCTACTAGTTGAAAAAAATGATGTTAGTTATATCAAACTACGTTTGAAAGATTCTAATTCTTGGAGAGAAATATTGAATAGTATTCTTAGTATAGATGTTTTTTTGGTAAATGATTATGAAACAGACAGTAAAGCAGTAAAGAATGTTTATGCTAACTTTAAAAATAACTATAAAATACCTAATAATTTATTAGAAAACATTAAAAATTCACCATCTTTATTATATTATTTAAACGATGAAGAGAGAAATGAGTACATTCAATACTGGCAAAATAAAAGCATAGGAGAAAATCATACGCCATATACAGAAGATGAATATAACCTATACAATAAAATTACTTTGGAAAATCATCATATGAGCGAAATCCAAACAGACCATTATATGGATTGTGGTTGTATTTGTGTAGCGTGTGAGAGAAAAAGAAAAATAGTATTAGAAAAAGTTAAAAGAGGTGAACTCACAAAAGAACGAATTATCCACGAAGAAACCAAATCTGAATATATTATTTCAAAAGTAAATACAATAAAAAATAGAATTATGAATAAAATCAAACAAAATCAAGAAATTAAAGATAAACTTAACAGACCGAAAAGAATAATAAAAAATAATTTTACAATAGTACATGGCATTATATAAATAAAAATTGATATTTATTTGTAAATACCTTTACAAATAAATATAAAATAATATGTTACGAATAGTTTTAACTTTACTTTTATTCCATCAAACAATCGCATTTAATATCAAAAATAATTATATTAATTTACAAAATATAGTTATATCTTCGGCCGTAATGACAACAATAACAAAAAGAATAAATTCCGAAATAATAAACGAAACAATAGTAATGAGTGATATAACAAATATTAAATCACATACCCAACAAATAAATATAATACTAGATTCATTGTTAGTGCTGTTATTAGTTACACAGTATAAAACTGCTATAAATTATGACCAAAAATTTGTAAATATAGATTTATATTCTGAAACACAAAAGTCAACCAATATATTTATACTTATAGTGTTGTTTGTTTTTACAAGAAATGTAGAAAATGCTATATAGTATGGCCTATAAAAAAAATTGATTTCTTTTTTTCCAAATTTGATTATTTTAAAATACTATTATCAACTATCTTTAAGAATGAGTATCGTAACCAAGCAGTTAATTATGAATGAAATCCGACTACCAATGGATGTTATTAATATTATAAAAGACTATAGTTTTTATAATATTGAAGAAGTCGCAAAAAAAAATAAAGAAAAAGTGTCTCGTGCGATTGTTTCTGCAGAATACAGTAGGGCAAATAGATTTAACCACGACCCAACATATACAGATAACGATGAAAATTGGGCGTTTGGATATGCATATGGTGAAAAATATTATGGTGAAAGGATTCAACTACAAGCAACAAACTGTTCTGTATGTGGTAATTATATTCACTACTGTCACGATTTTAATATAAAGTCAATCATTTGCCATTGCTGGGATCAAATTCACGAAGAGTGGAATATAGAAGATTTGTATTCTGATGATGAAGAGGAAGAACAAAATTTTTGGGATGATATAGTATCAATCTTGGAAGACGAAAATTAAAAAAAGAGTAGTATAAAAAAATTTACATAAAAAATAAAAGTTGAAAGAAAAAAATAGAAAAATATAAAACACCAAAACAATTTCAAGCAACAAATTGTTCAATATGTGGTAACTATATTCACTACTGTCACGACTTTAATATAAATTCAATTATTTGTCATTGTTAAACAAATTTTTTGAATCACTTTTTGAATAATCAACTACCTATGAATGAGCTCTGCGATGGGAACGTACACGGTAGTACTAGTGACTAGTGATGGGTGTTTCATTCAAATTTCTCTTCTTTTTCCGCTTCTTTTCTTTCCAACACCTCAAATATAGCACGAGTATTGATGCTTTTGTCCTTTATTCTGTAAGGAAGGTCTTCTACTAACAGTTTGGCCAGCATTAAAGGAGTCATATTACTATTATTTTTTTGATTAATATCAGCTCCTTTACCTATCAAAAAATTAACTATACCAAGATTATCTCCATAAACAGCAAGATGTAGAGGGGTATTACCATCCCCATTTTTATCATTAATTTTAACTCCTGCATTGAACAATAAATCAATTATTTCAATATTACTTCCATGAATGGCAATTTCTATAGGATTTGCACCATCTTTATTAAATTGACTAACCTTAGCCCCTCTATCTATCAACAACTGAACTATATCACAACTTACTCTGTAATTTTCTTCTCCTTTTTCTTTTTCATTATTACTAGTATTAACGGCCGCTAGTAAAGGAGTGATACTACGAGTTAAATCATATTGAATATCATCATTAACATTAGCTCCCTTATTTATCAACAATTCAACTATGTCATAATTATTTGCAAAAATGGCCGCAATTAAAGGAGTCATTCTCATTTTATATTTTAATGAATAACGAGGCGCGTTAAGATTAGTTGCGTCATCTATCAATTTTGTAATTATTTCTTTAGGCTTGTCAGTTTCAATGGCTTTTATTAGAGACTCAACTGTTGAACTATTTGTAATACGTCTTCCAAAATCATTCAGAGATCTACTAAAATTAAATTTCTTTTTTATATTACTATCTTCTTCTTCTTTTTGGTTAGGATCTACGAATGATGAATTTACACCAGTATCGTAGTAATTTTTTACACTTGCTTCTCCACCTTTCCTAATCATCATATGTCTTTTCACTCTGGTTTTGTTCTTTTTTCCACTTTTTCTAAATTTCTTAAATGTTTTTCTTTTATGATTTTTCTGTTTCCTACTTTTCATATATAATAAAGGTATAAAATAAAAGAGTAGTATAAAAAAATTTACGCAAAAAATAAAAAAAGTTGAAAGAAAAAATACAAAAATATAAAATGCACAAAAACAAATTAACTTACCAAATTATTAAAATAACAATGTCAACCGAAACTATTGAATGCTGCATTTGCTTTGAAGCCATCGGCGAGAAGAACAATTGTGTCACTCCTTGTGGTCACAAGTTTTGTTTCGTATGTTTAACCAAAGCATTAACAAACAATAACACTTGTCCTTGCTGTCGTGAAGTTTTATTACAATCATCTGAAGAAGATGAAGATGATGAAAGTGAATGGGAGGAAAATTCAAATTCAGATGATGAAGATGATAACTCTGACCAAGAGGACGAAGAGGATGAATACGACATTAATATTAGAAATACTGGACGTGAAATGAAAGTAGAAGATTTTACTGATAATAGTTTAGAATTATACAAAAAAATGAGAGAAAAAGGAATTACAAAAAAAGAACTAATGCAATCAGTTTTATCGTATTTTGTTGTCTTCGGCAATCCCGATTTATCTGAAGAGTTATTTACTCAAACAGAAGAAATAAATGACAAAATTTCAAAAATATTAAAAGATTCAGTTTTAGAGTTGAATAAAGAGTTAAAAGAAAAAGAAAGTTTAAATAAGGAACAAATGATGTTTTTAAAAGAAGACAAAGAGAGAAATATAAACGCATTAGATATGATTGCTTTAAATTATGCATAAACTCCATAAAAATAAAAAAAATAGACCTATTCTTAGGTTTATTTTTTTAACGGCGTTTTGAATTATCTTTTTCTATAGTATTTTTTTGTTTTTCTGTGTCGTTTTGTTTTTCTTTTGATTTGTCTGACTTTTCTGTATTTTTTACGACGTGTTCTTTTACCGCCAGATATTGTGCAACTTTCACCATTGCCATTACCATTACAATTTCTACGACTATCTGATGAGTCATTATTTTCTTCACCAACCTCACTCCAGTCAAGTCTTTTTCCTCTTCCAACGTCGCTAAACTTTCTCTAGTCATTTCTACTAGCCCCAGTACTTGATGTAAGGTTATGGTTTCTTAACAAACCTCTTTCGGTACTATCGTGCTGTGGATAAAAAAATGGGTCTAAATGATCAAGTGAAGAGTCATTTTTATTTTCATTCGTATTCACCCAAGTTTGCGTTCCATATCCGTCACCAAAATTTCCGTATTTATTAAAAATGTTATTATCATATTCATTTCTACGCTCTATTCTAGCATTCCTATATTCGTCATCTGTAGTACTGTTATTACGAACATCATCTTTCCACTGAGTATTCGGTTGAATCGGTGAAATACTACTGTTAGGATTAAAAGTTACAACACGTCTATCCATATAATATATATTTATATTTTTTTATAAAAAAATTGATTTTTTATTTGCAACACTACTTAAATTAATCATCCAAAATACAACACACATATAAAATGTCCTTAGCACCTTGGGTAAAACAATATGAAGACGAACTACTAGAAGAATATTTATCACGAAACACTAATCCAGAGGTGATAAAATATTTGGAAAAGTATCCTAAAATGATACGTTGGAAGTATTTATCAGAAAATCCAGTTGCAATTGAAATATTGAAAAAGAATAAACATCGTATACATTGGAAAAAGATATGTTTAAATCCACACCCCTACGCGATGGAAATGATAAAGGAACATTATGCACATTATTTAAAAAGATGGAAAGAAAAAGGAATACGAACACCGCCACATATGATTTTAAGTTGGGAGAATCTTTCAAAAAATCCGAATGCAGTTGAATTTTTAAAAGAAAATCCTCAAAATGTATGTTGGTATTTTCAAGAAAATGAGAATGAATGGGAGGGAGGACCCGAATGCAGTATAAATGATGAATTAGACAAAAATAATCCAGATGAAATACACTATGGTTATTTATCAGAAAATCCTTCAGCAGTTGGTTATTTAAGAGAAAAATCACATATAATAATGGGAGATTGGTTATCAACGAACACGAATGGTATAGAGTTATTAGAGAAAAAACCAGAATTAATAAACTGGTATTGGTTATCTGAAAACCCCAGAGCAGTTCATATATTACAAAAACATTTAGATAAAGTAGATTGGTGTCAGTTGTCAAAAAATACTAATGCGATTTACTTGTTGGATAATAATCTAGAAAAAATAGACTGGACATATTTGTCGGCCAATGAAAATGCAGTTCATTTATTGGAAAAATATCCCAAAAAGATAGACTGGAGATGGTTGTGTAAGAATCCAAATGCTGGTAAAATATTTGAAAAGTACTTGGACCCCAAAAATGGTAAATATGCAAACTTGAATATATTCAACAAGTTGGACTGGGATTGGTTGTCAGAGAATCCTTGTATATTTGTGAAAAAAGATGAAGAAACAGAACAAAATTATTGTGTATAGTAGTATAACCGCGAGGTGACAATAATTCCAGCGTAAAAAAATTGTGTAGTAAGAGTGAAAATGTATGAGTGAAAAAAAAAATTGAAAAGTGTGGTGGAAGTAAAGTAAAAGATACCAAACAAATAAGCAAATAACTCAAAGTCGCGAAAATGTCCTCATCAAACAGTAAAGTAAACAGTGTAGTAACAATGTTATCATCAAAGTATAATTTTGATGTAGCAGAAGCATTAAAATATGTAGAAGAAAATGTAGAAAAAAAAGGTCGCCCAAAGAAAGAAAAAAAAGAAGTAGAAGTATCGGGAAAAGTAGATATCTTTACAACATTAGTAGAAGGTGCGACAACCGATGAAAATAAAGAAGAAACACCAAAAAAAATGACAAAAAAAGCAGAAAAAGAAGCAAAAAAAGCAGAAAAAGAAGCAGCGAAAGCAGCAAAAGAAGCGGAAAAGAAGGCAAAAGAAGAAGCAAAAGCGGCAAAAAAAGCAGAAAAAGAAGCAAAAGCCCAAAAAGAAAAGAAACCACGCACTGAAGCACAAATAGCCGCTTTTGAAAAAATGAAAGCAAAGGGCGAAGAAAAACGCAAACAAAAACAAGCAGAAAAAGAACAAGCAAAAGCAGCAGAAGCAGTAGCACCAGTAGCAGCAGAAGCAGTAAAAGAAGAAAAAAAGGAAGTAAAAGTGAAGAAATTTGAAGTAAATGGAAAAAAATACTTGAAATCAAGTGAAAATATCCTATACGACGCAGAAACACAAGATGTAATCGGTAAATGGAACGAAGAAAAGAAGGAAATAATCTTTGAAGAATTAGAAGAAGAAGACGAAGATGAAGAATAAATGAATAATATAGATAGATTTTATATGTAATTAAACCCCTTTTTTCCTCGGCGATATCTATTTTTTGTCACTCATTTCTCGTTTCGCTAGGGTGGCGGGAGTCGGGATAATACCCCGCCACCGCAAAAAGGGAGCGGGGCTGAACAAGTCCCTAGGGAGCGACATTAAAATATAATCTAAGAATAATATATGACAACGGTAAATTATATCCTACAACCGAAATCAATAATCATATATGCGGTTGTATTAATCACACTGTTTGAAGCAACTGCACAAGTATTTTTAAAAAAGTTTGAAGTAGGAAGACACAGTAGTTACTTGTATTTATTAACGGCCGTAGCATTGTATTTTATAGTATGCTGTCTGCTGTGTTTGTGTTATAAAAACAAAGGAGGTTTAGGAAAGGTGAATTTAATGTGGAGTTGTATGTCAATGATATTTGTAATCTTGTTTGGGTATATTTTTTTACAAGAAGAAATAAAAATGCACGATATGATGGCGATATTTTTTGCCTTCCTAGCAATATATTTTGCAAATATGGATTAGTTTTCTCTCAAAATAAAAATTCTAAGTAGGAAATAATGAAAAGTAAATTAGAAAAAAAATTAAAGAAACACGAAAATAAGATAAGAGATTTATCAAATACATCAAGTAATTTTATAAAACAAGTAATAGGAAATTATTACGGACTGTTGCACACGATATTAATCATAGGGGGCGCAGCAATCATCTTATTTAGCAAAAATCTGATTCATTTATCAATAATATTATTTATAATTTCGTTGGACGCTTTTGCAATAGTGGTGCGACATGACTGCCCATTGACTCAAATGGAAGAAAAATATTTGGGGGTAAGTGGAAAAAGACAAATTAATGAATTTTTGAAAAGCTACGGTTTAGTGTATAATTGTTCACACTTGTACGAATCACAACTAGAATTAGTAGTGAATTTCTGGGCATTGACTGCTTGTAAGATAGTAATGTTGATTTGTTTGAAAATGTTGAAAATAGAGTTAAACGTGGATTAAATAAATCTCGGTAGTATTTATGGATAAATTGAATAGTATAAAAAAGTCTCTCACGATGAACTATAAATCGTGGTTGTTGTTGATAACTGCATTGGTAGTAATATCTTCTTCAATAAATGGAATAGATGGTTTAGGTAATGGGTTTGCGACATTTGGTGTGCTTTTTGTAGCATCACATTTGCTTCATTACTGGGCACATTTCAAGAATGCGTATCCGCAAAATATAGTGCATTTATACCACCACGAACACAATAACTTTTTCTCTCATTTTATTCAAATCGTAGTAGAATTTGTGGCGTTAATGTCGTTTATGTGGATGAAATACAATATAGCAGCGATGAGTTTCTTGAATGAATGGGTGATAATCTTTTTTTACTTGTTCTACACGACAATTCACAACATAAACTACTCAATTTTCCACGTGAATCGTGTGCACGAGATGCATCACAAGTTAAGGATAAAGAATATGGGTCCGGATATATGTGATATCTTGTTCAATACAAAATACGATGTGGAAAATAGTATAGAAAATACAGACCATTATATTCCGAATATAGTTGTTTGTTTGATCTTAACTATGATGTTGAAATCATTTTGGGAGAGAAGAGAGAACAAAGAGCCGTATGAAGCCGGAATGAAATATTTGTTTGGTGGAAGTGTTGGATTACTAATTGTAACGACATTCTATTTGGTTCATGAAGGAAAAATCAAGAATGAAGAACATCCGGAACCCGATGCAGCAGACGAAAAAGAACCAGAGGAAGCACCCGTAGAGGAACCAGAAGAAGAATCCGTTCTCCCTTCGGAAATCCCTTAAAAAATGTGAAGATTTCTCTCTTTGATTGAATAATAAAAGAGAAAAATAAAGGAAAAAGAAAAGAAAATCTAAATAGTTGTTGTATAATATAGGGTATTCTTTTTGTCACTCATATCTATTTTTTGTCACTCATTTCTCGTTTCGCGATAAACCCCTAGATTTACCTCTCTCTCGCCACCCCCCTTCTCTCGCCCTACAACCCTAACCCAATGATCCCATCCAAAAACCCCGGCACCTATGTGCACCCGCAAAAGGGTAGAGTATAGAGTGCACAGTTTTCTCTCTTTGACCAATTAAAAAAGGGTTATTTAACTTACAAATAAGAAGACTATACTAATATTTTTATGGATTTTATTGTTGAATAAATAGTTGGGCAATTTCTCTCTTGCCGTTGTGCATATTGTAAATATATTGGTCCAAAGTTTTCATAGTGCGTGGTTCATCACCCATTTCTACTTCCACTTCAAAGGAATCCATTTCATACTTGAATACATGGACAACCTTTTCTTGTCCGATGCGATGACATCTGGCGATGGCTTGTTGCTCTACAGCGGGGTTCCAGTGAGGACTGACAAAGTAAATCTCGGAGAACTTGCTCTGTAAATTCAACCCTTCGGAACCAGTCTGGATTTGAACAACCAAGACATCAATAAGTTCATTCTTGAGTGTTTTCATTCGTTTAGAGAGAGAAGTCCTAGCATCAAAGACTACGATGTTTTGAATCCCTTGGGCTTTTAATCGTTGGACCACGCAGTCAATTTCTTCTCGGAAGTGGCAAAATACAATTTTTCCGGCGCCGTTTTCCTTTCTCTCTACTATTTGACCAATGACGGAATCCATCTTGCTAGAGTGGTTGGAGACGTCAGAACCAAAGAATTCTGGCGACAATAGTCCATCAAATATCAAACCATTCACTCTGTTCTTGAGTATGCTGGGTAAAATACAAGTCTGACGAGAGAACATCATCATCTTCAACTTGTCGCCCTTGCTACAGTACTCAGAAGAATTATGAACGGCTTGCGCAAATTTTTTCTCAGTTTCGTTGTTCCAACGGATATTTTCTTCGTTCATCAATAGCTCCGGCATCGCAATACCGACTTGAGACTTGGTGCGGCGTAAGATATAATTAGTTTTTAAATTTTCCATATTTTCTGACCCAGCATAAAAGCTAGAGGGTAACCCAAGTAATGAGCACATATTGTAGAAATCTCGGCGATTGTTTTGGACTGGAGTTCCAGAAATTAACCAACGAGCCCTTGTGTTGAGCCTTTTGGCGCCGTAGAAACGACTATTTTTATTACGCAAGTGATGTGCCTCGTCAAAGACCACGCGGTCCCAAGATACTTGGTGAAGAAGACAGTCCGAATCAGAGTCAATCTTACGAAGGGAGATTGCGACCGAGCCGTAGGTAGTCAAGACAATAGGTGCGCGCTCCAGTTGCTCGCGAGTAATTTTTTTCTTTTGGGCGCCGTGGAATATCAAGACCCGATGCCCAGTTGTTTTAAATATTTCATCCGCCCACTGTTGAACCAAGACCGTAGGCAAGACCACCAAGGTACGACGATAGGACAAGAAATTTACGACAATCAAACCAATCATCATAATCGTTTTACCGAGCCCCATTTCGTCAGCGATAAACCCGCCACGAACATCGTGCTCAGCCGATTCTTGATTCTCCTTGGCGATGCACCATTCAAGACCATCATATTGATGTTGCTTGTAGCCGGTGTCCCCGTGGGACAGAAACTGTTGAAATTTCTCAGAAATTGTTGAAGAAGACATTTTAAAAAGTTGATGAATTTTTGGGTGCCTTGGGAAAACTCTCCGAAAAAAAAATCAATTTTTTTTATACACCATACTTATTACCACCTTCTCCAAAAAATGTCATCCCATATACAGAGCCCTTTTTTGTCACTCATATCTATTTTTTGTCACTCATTTCTCGTTTCGCGGTAATCCCTATATGCACACTATTATGCTCACAAAATTTGCCATCAAATTGGAAAACTTAAAAGGGAGCGGGGCGCACGCGGGGTAGAAGGGTCCCGGGGGTAGGGTTCCAGAGTACCACAGTACCACGCTCCCCAATAAGTAGTTACTACTAAAACATTCGCTACCAACTTAAAGATTTCTCTCCATATAATGTATCCAATACAAAGCAAAATAAGAATGTTTATAACCCGTTACTTAGTCGCATTGATGCCCATAATGTTTTTACTAACGCAAGTCATATCATTCAAACTATACTCAACCATTACACGACAACCAACTCATAAAAAATGTTCATCCACCACAAACAACGACAACCACAACACCGAATATACGTTGAATGTTGGTAAAGCATTAGATGTCTTAGTGAGAGAAATACCGCTAGTATTTGCTGTACAAAATCTGGACTTTAGTATCCTTTCTTCACAAATAACAGTTATCAACGAAAACCAACACTCACTAGTACTCTCCAAAGAAGTCTACGTCACTGCAATTAGAGGAATACAAATGGCATCAACCGTTTCCTCAACCTACCCATCGGTACGCCTAAGAAAAATTGAATACATTGAAGACATTAAAACAATTCAGTGCTTAGTTGATGTTGCTTTCTCTCCTAATCACTTCATATCAACTGTAATCAATAATACCGAACAACAAGACACCCCAGTATGGCAAGGTATGTTTTATTTTGGGTTGAACAAAGAAGGACTCATAGAAACACATATTTTTGACCGCAAAATAAGTAACTTCACCCCAGAAGAAGAAAAGAACAACAACTGTTCCCAATTTGAAAAATTGTGTAACCAGTAAAATCCAAACACCGAGTCCCGCCATTTCTCTCTTCCCTCTCTTTTAAAAAAGCAAAAAATGAATAAAAATATTACCCCCAAACCAAATAATATTTATAATATAGTTGTACTATATGGACGACATATCAATAGATACTTTTATAAATGTAGAAAATGAAACGGCAAAATTTCTAAAAAAAGTAATGAATGCTAAAACATTTGAAGAATTACACAAATGTTGTTCAGTAACAGAGAGACATTACTTGTTCTATGTTGCTCAAAAATTAAAAAGAGAATTTCCCACTATAACATTCAACGATATATGTTTTGCAATAATATATGCCTACTATGGACTCAATTTAAGTGAATCATTAGACACCTTGTATACATCAGACAACACTAATTTAATGAACAACAAAAAAGATGTAAGAACACTATTCATCCGACTTACAGCACCAAGTAGTACACAACCCGAATACGGAGAGATAATAACAACCGAAGGAGAAAATATCTCTCACCAACTAAGACTTTTTATACTAGGCCCAGAAGCTCCCAGCCCACCCCAACGACGAGGTGGCAAAAGACCCGCCACCACGAAAAGACCCGCCACCACGAAAAGACCCGCCACCACGAAAAGACCCATAAAAAAAACCAAAAAAAGAAGAAGACATCGATCCAAATGAAACAACCACGACCTTTCTCTCTTCCTTCCCTTTTTAGAAAGAAAACTTTAAAAACAATTTTATTATAAATATATTTTATATAGTTATAATAGTATTAACATAAAATGTCTTTTAAAACTGGTGATACAGTTATTTATAATAATAAAGAATATGTGATAGTAGGTTATGCTGATTCTCCGACGGGAGAACCTAATTACGTAATAAAAACTAAGGATGGTTCGGATATTCAAGAAATAAATGTATCAGAAAGAGAACTTACTCAACCCAAAATCGGTTCACCAACAAAAACAAACTCAGCCGCCCAACCAGTTATAACAACTCCGCAAAAACCCATAGACTTCAAAAAAATAGCAACTCCACAAAGTGATGTAAAAACTACTTCAACACAAAGTGGAATGGATATTGATTCAGAGTTAGTAGACGATTTAAATAATAGATTTAACGGAGAACTAATTAATACTTCAATATTTGAAGCGAAACATGAGGAAAACTCAAATGAGGAAAACTCAAATCAATTTGCAAACCCAAATTTGTGTTTTACAGAATTCACTGTGAAGACAAAAACTCTCAAAGATATTTTAGTTGCAAATCGTTTATGTTATTTTTTTAGAGAAGTTGGTACGGCAGATGTGACAAAATTGAAATTCGGTATATCTGGGGAACTGTCTCTGGCTGGACTACTTGAATTTGCTTTTATAACCTTTCATTATATCGTAAATGATGATACTTTTGTAGGAGTAACAAAATTAAAGTCAAGGGATATTCAACAAGAAAAAAAACAACTGATAAAAGTAGTAAACAAATTTAATGGAAATTATAGTGCAGATAAAATTACACGTAATAAAACAACGAGTAGAGATATTTTAGATTTAGCTACCGAAATGTTGATTGCACTAGACTATATGTATTTAATATCATTCGCCCTAGATGAAGGAAGAGACCCGATTGAAAAATTATTATTAGATGACTGTTTCCATCTGATAAAAAAAATTTTACTAACGAAAACAACACTAGATGTTTCTCAATGTCATACACTATGTCATTTAAATATACTACCAAGACACGTATTGATAACAACAAGTGATTTTAGTGCTGCTTGTAATATACAACACGCACCAGTTCTTACATGTAAAACGTTTTATATTTCAAATACGAAAGCACTTTATACTGATAGTTCTGAAACTCAATTCATAATGGACAATGTTGCTGTTTATGGATATGCTTGGTTTATTCACCGATATAGTAAATACAAACATATGTTTAAAGAAAAAGCAAAAAAATTATGTAAAATACTAGGACTTTCAGAAGAAAATAGTATAACATATTTTGATGCTTTTTACAAAGTTATTAGAGACTTTAACAAAAAATATACTTTGTTTAGAGAAAATGATAAACTAGTTTTTAATGTTGCTTCTAGAGGTAATCCCTACTCCGAAAATTTTATACAGTTACTTGACAGTAGATTTGAGTCTCCTCATGGTAAAACAATAACAACTTATAAACTACTTGAACTTATTGGAAAGCACTTGAATGTCACTGATTTTTCTTTGGAAAAAGACCGATACATGATATACTCAAAATTATTTTTGAACTATTGCATTGATAAAGGATATTTAAGTTATGAAAAATTAACATTAAAATCTAGAGGTATAAGAGACCATGATTTCGGCGGTAGTCCTATACGTTGTTTTGGTGTAGCCGAAAAAATGAATACTGACATAGAAAAATTTTTAGGAACACGTCGAGAAACACCACCAACCGAGGAAGAAATTATAGAGTATTTACTTTCAGAAGAAACGGAAGATGTAATAAATAAATACGAACAATATATATCAAATAAAACCTCGGAAGAAAAAGAAAGCCTTAGACTAGAACGACCAAAACGTTCTCTTGATACCCCAATCTTTCAATCCGAACTTGAAAGATATGAAAAAACGTACGGTGAATATTATCCTATTCAAAAATATATTCAAAAATATATTCAAAAATATATTCAACTTACGAATGATAAGATACAGTTACTATACTATATTATATGTAATCAAACTTATGAAGAATTTGAAACTTTTCAGTACAAACAGTTGGATAATAACCGCGCATTTGTATATGTTCTATCTGGACACAGTGTTGATAAGGGAAGAAAAGAAGTTATTATACGTAATACTTCATTATTATCTTTAACCGAGCCGTCATTAAATGAAGGTAATATGGATGCTTTTTCAGAAAATAATGGACGTAGAACTATTTCGCAAAGATGGGAAATGGATTCAAATAAATATGCCGGAACAACAGACCTTTTTATCAAAAGAGGTGGTTCAAACTTGGCAATTGAAGGTGTACTTATAGTAGGGACTGCTACAGAAGCAGATGCAGCAAGTTGTCCTATTGGTTTTTATACACGTAAGATACATTGTCCATATGAAGCAACATTATATCTAAATGGATACGAATGTGCAAAAATTTACACTGGGCGTAGTAAGGAGCAGTCTGAAAGTAAAGAAGTAGAATTTAATACTACACTATATGTGTTTGGTGCATTGTATAATGCAAAGGAGTATACTTTTACTAAAGCAAGTTATAAAGAGTACTTAGGAGTCTTAAAAGGAGAAATAAATGTAAATATAGGGAATATACTTAATGGTTTAGGTACGCTAGTAGCAGCAGCAGTAGGAACAAATGCCGAAAATATTAAAGAAATTTTTGAAAAAACTAACATTTTCACACAAGATATTTTAGGTACTACTATAGAAATAGAAAATAGCGTTACAAAACCAGCAAGGGGCGTATATACTGTAATTAGTGAAAAGATAAGGATTTATTTGACAAGTGTAAACACATTTTTTGATGAAATTGGTAAAGATAATAATGTGGATGGAAAAAGTGATACTTTCTTAACAAAAAATGTTGTAGCTAATATTTTAACAGAATTTGCAAATATATTTTACAGTATACTATGTAGTAATAACTACAAAAACTATAAAATTATAACAGGTAGTAAAACAAATATAAATTCCATTTATGCTGATACGATGGATGAAGAAGTAGGGTCGTCAGATCAGTCGGAAACAAAGACCTTAAAAGAAGCCAAACTATACGAAGAATCCCACGAAGGAGGTGGAACATATAGTAACGAAGATTTAGACTATGCAGTATATATATTTCCAAACAACTTGGGTAACTATGAAGCATTTTATAACTATTTATCTATAAAGGCAGCACAAGAAGAACAAGAAGAAATAGAAAGGGCGAAAAAAGAAGAAGGTGAAAAAAATGCATTATTACTCACTGATGATAATAATGATGATAATATAGAAATAGTGCGTATAAACGAAAAAGTAGAAGAAGACAAAGATAGTGGTGGTAATGAAGAAATAAATGATAATAGTGTAATAAACAAACCATCATCAATTTCATCCCCAAGGGAGAATTCATCACGAACATCATATCTAGAATTGAGATTGCGACATGGAGTAAACTCGCCCATTACAACAACAGTCGGCGGAAAAAAAACAAAAAAACACAAAAAACCCAAAAACAAAAAATATACGAAAAAGAATGTGAAACGACAACAAGCGAGACATAATAAAACCACCAAACGCAAAAAAACCACAAAAAGACCCGCCACCAAAAAAACACGACGACAACACACCAACCATTAAATCACAATACATTTGTCAAAAGTATTTTCCTCAATAATGTTGTTAAAATATTGATTTAAAACCCGACCCAACACCAAGTCAAGAATACCATCCGTAGGAGTAATATAAGGACTCGTCAACTTATTATAGTTGGGTACTAAATTCGTAGTAAAGATAACAAAACATAGTAAACGATATATGATCGTCTCTCCTCCTTTTTAACTCACAACAATAATTTAATTGTTGATTTATAACACTCAAAATAAATCAACAACGCCCCAAATTTACACAACAACATCTTTCTTCCAAACTTGGTAGAAAAAAGTTCTACAAGCTCCCCAACCACCACCTTCCACATAGTCAACATAGAAATTATTTTTTTTCAAAATAGCATCAACCCGTATTTTATGAACTAGCTCAGCATAGTCATTTTCCACGATAATCAATTTAATATTATCCAGAATTTCTGGCATATCATTTAATATATAGTAGAATGCACCTTCACAGTCTAAAATTAAAGTGTCAAAGTCAATATTATATTTAGCCCGTAACTCATCAAAAGTCAATGTATTTACAACAGTATACCCATCGTATAAAACATCACTTTCAACAGTGTGGTAATTAAAATGACAAAAATGATTCGTATCATAAAGTGATTGAGGATCGTCTGGTTTTTGTTGAATAAGTTGCCTTTTTGATAAAGCAGATGACTCAACGTGAAACTTTAAATTATTTAAATCTCTATTTTGAGTTAAAATATTTGCTAAAAACTGGTCACATTCTAAAGAAACAAAATCCGAATTATTTTTTTCATTCAATATATGTGCAATAATCAATGAATTTCTACCAATATTAGCCCCAATTTCTAAAACTTTTTCATAACCGGTTAAATAATTCGTCGCCATTCTTTGTTCTTCTATTTCATTGTGAAAGGAACCATAATTTATTTTCAACTTACTTTGAATATTTGCCAACTTACTTTTAACTACTTCATAGTCCAATACCGTAACAACATTCGTAGTAATATCAATTTTAACTGTTTTTTGATTGTCATATTCCGTAGTATTGTTATTATCGTCAACAATATACAACGTTTTAATTTCTCCAAACGCTGGGTCGGGGAATATATTTCCACGAACAATATCATCAGCTGGTATAGTAAGAATATTATTTCTTACTAATTTGCTAAAACATATATCAGTAATATCAACAATTTTGTCTTGGTATCCGTACTTGATTAACATAAGTTAAAATTAGACAAATAATTATTATATACTAACGAATTATTCTTAAATACTTTTTACAAACATTTATCAACCTAAACCATCAGACAGTTATTCGTTCAGATATTTATACAAAAAATAAAAACCTAAAAGCAATGAATAACAAAATGAAAACAGATACAGTGATTTTTCGGAAGCCTTTTTCACTACCCACATACCAACAAAAAAGGATGCTAACACATAAAACAAACTAATAAATATAGCAGTGTTAAATTGATACTTCCCAGCTTTCCAATAACTATAAAAAGAAGCAAGAGACACGGGAGGTAAAATAGACAACAATGTAGTGCCTACGGCAGTTTTATAATCAGATGCAACACCACTAATCAACAATCCGGGTAAAATAACACTAGACCCGGATGTTCCAGTAACCGCTCCTAGACTGCCAGCACAAACCCCTATGATAGATGGAATCAAGTATTTGAACATTAATATATTTATATTTATATTTATAATTATATTTTATATTTTTATAAATGTGTATGTATGTATAGACCGATAATATATGCTAAAATAAAGACAGCCACAAAAGTAGAGAACATTGCCCACCAACGTAAGTTTTCTTCTCTTTTTCTTTGATTAATCACCAACTTTTTATTCTGAATAATTTCTTCAATTTTATCAACACCACGACCAATAAGCCCTATACCACACGCTAAGTTGGCAGTATCATCTTGGTCGCGAGTCAAGTCAATCGTATTATCGCCATCTTGTTTGGAAGACCCAAGAAGAGCGTGATGCCGGCGAACTTTTTCAACATACGCCATTCTTCTTTTTTGTATAATTTCAAACAAGGAACTACTATATTTTTTCATATAACTTTGTATTTCTTCCAAGACTAAAGTATCATAATATTCTAAAACATTTAAAATATTACTGGATTTTTCACTATCATCAAGCCCTCGTGCGATTTCACTGACAAAGTTTCCTCTGGTCATTCTTAAATCATCAATCAAGTCATTCACAAGGTCGTGCATATTCCAGAAAGTATCATATTTTTTATCAAGTCGTGGGTTCATAGTCATCATCATCATCATTTCAAACAAACAGATTTTTAATTATTTGTGCAATCGTTGTAAAATAGTTAAAATATAAAAAATATAAAAAATAAAATCAATTTTTATTATATTTTCTTAACTCTCGGATTTTCTCTCATCAATCCAAATAAATAAAGTAAAAATAAGATAAAACAAAAGAAAAATACAACCTAAAACTATACTACACTTTGTATAAACTTGAATGATTTAGACTCGCTGAAGAAAAGTTTCCAGTCAAGTTTAATAAAGACCAGAATACCATAAATAAAGAACAAAAATCTAGTTTCAAAAGTAGTTACGATGGGTTTGTTGTTGCGTGGGAAAAAGAAATACAGTAGCAACAAGGACATTCCGGCAATGAATACAAATTCAAAACGGTCTTTCCAGTATTCAATTTTTCCAATAAGTTCCTCATTATTCTCTCCCTTCTTGTGTTCAAGATAAACACGAGCTAAAGCACAAAGAACAAAAAGAACTTTAACGATCAACAAAAATGTAATAATATAGTCAATTTTTTGCATAGTTCTATATATATTAAGCCAATAATAAAATAAAGTATTATTATAAAAAGCGGAAAGAATGCCTTGTCATTTCTCTTGTTTTCTCTCATTCATCTTCGTAGTTTCTATGATTTATATGAACAATGCAACTACCAAAAGTCAGACAATTCAAAAGTATGAAGCACAACTTCCCAAAGACCTCCAAGAAATCTACCGAAAAATTCAACGAGAGCGCCTCCATATATATTATTATGGTTACTCACTAGGTTTTATACTTTCTCTCATCATCATTATTTACAACTATCAAAACAACTCATCCAAGTCTAAATTATCAACGAGTCATATGGTTTGTATAGTAATATCCACTAGTTTTCTAACCAACTATTTTTATTATATGTTGAGTCCTAAAACAACGTGGATGTTGGACCATATTAAAACTCCGGAACAAACAAAGGCGTGGTTAGAAATGTACAAGTCAATGCAAAGATATTATCATACGGGTCTTGTGCTGGGTATCATAGCCGTTGCATTCCTCGCCGTTGCTTTTAGGAAATAACACCCCACCACCCAGCCAATAAAAGTATTTCAACTTAAACCGATTTAAAGACAATCCTTTTTTACCTTGTAGAAGCGTCAATAGTTTAGTGGTAAAATGGAACCTTGCCAAGGTTTCGTCTCGGGTTCGATTCCCGATTGACGCATCTCCCCTCCCCATCTCTCCATTCCACACAACAACCTAGGTCTTATAGTGTAGTGGTTATCACTTCAGACTTTGAATCTGGAAACCCGAGTTCAAATCTCGGTAGGACCTCTTAATCCCAAACCACCCCAATTTACAAGCTTTGTTAGCTCAGTGGAAAGCAGCGTTCGACTGTTAATCGAAAGGTCGTAGGTTCAATCCCTACACAGAGCGAAAAATAATACTATTACACAAATAATATTATTATTACAAAAAAACACAACTCACGCACAAATTTACTTCTTTTGGAAGACCTTGACACATTCCCAAATTTTAGATGACTCATCAATAGAGAAGACTCCTCTGCGTTGTGCCAAGTTCAAGAAAGAAACTAAAACATTCAACGCAACATTTTCATCCGTAACAACAATATCAACTAGTTTGACCTCTGGTTTCTTCTCTTGTGCAGCAGTTCCTTCGCTTTCCATTTTATAATACTACCAAATAATATTTTTAAGTATGTTTAACGAAAAATATAAAATATAAATAGTTCTCTCACAACAACGGTAAAATATAAAAAAATTGAAAAAAATAACAAACCAACCCCATAAACAACACATACAAGAAGAACCAAAACGCACCGATTATATCGCAACTACATCAACTACAGCAAAAACAATAAAAAAACAAAATGTCCTTGGAACTATTACAAGAAAATTTCTCTAAATGTGTCAAAGGATACCATTTGGTAAATTCATCTCCAATCAATGAAACGATTTGGGAAGACTTGAACTCTCTCATCTTTACTTCATCCAATATAGAAGTATATTCAAAAAGCGAAGGAAGTCACGCACCCGGAATGGATATCAACTCATCTTTTGGAAAATTATCCAACAAATCCGCCAAGTACTCCAAAAATAAAAAAAGTATAGATATCAGTTCCTATAGACTAACAACCGTTTGTAACAACTCCAACTGTGGAACCCCACAAGCAATCATAGAAGAAATCAACAAAAGAAAAAACTTTGACTATTATTCATTCATCTTGAGAGATGAAACTACCGATCCCAACACCATAACCTATGATTGGATGTTGATTCCTAGTAACTATCCTCCTCTAGACCCTTCCCAGTATACTTGGGAACCATCCCTCAGTAAAAAAAACAACCAGATTCAAACGGGTTGGAAAACCGCCAATGAAATAAATGGGTGTAAAATGTCAATTACTTTCAGTATGTCTTCTCAACTATGGATACATATAGAAATGACTGAAGACATAAAAAAATTTATAGTTGCCACAGCAACCGCAAGTAAAACTCCAAGACTCAATTACATTCAACTATCAGAAAAATCAGAATAAATCTCAACCCACTCATCAAGCATCCAATCGTTGTTTGGCAAGAGTAACGTAGTCACTATTAATTTCAAAACCAATAAAATTGACTCCGTTATTTTTTGCTGAGACACATTCCGACCCCGACCCAGCAAAAGGGACCACCACTAACGTTTCCCCTTCGCCGACCTTGTTCCTAGATGCCTTGATTAATATATCACATAACCCCAGTGGTTTTTGAGTAGGATGATCAACTCTTTCTTTTTTTCCGGCGCCACCAGCTAACGCTGCTACTTTAATGACGTCTCTTGGTAAAGCTCCGCCCTCGTGTGCATTATAGATTGTTTCGGTTTCTCCATTGCTAAATCTACCTTTGGTTGGTTTTCTTACCTTTCCCGCTGCATTTTTTAGAAATCCCTCTGTGTAAGGTTCTCTAACATCATCGCGATTAAACACTGGTTTATTTTTATAACAACACAATATACTTTCGTGTGTTCTTTGCCAAAAATTTAATGAAGGAACAACTTTATTGGTATAATGCCATACAAGCCATCTAACATTGCAAAATATCCGTGTTCTAATAAAAGCCAAAGTTTCACTAAATCCATAAATATATAAAGTGCCGCAAGGTTTTAAAATACGCAAACATTCTTGAATCCATTCGTCACACCATAATAAATATTTATCCATTTCTTGTTTATCGCTGTTGTTACCGAAATCCTTGCCGATATTGTAGGGTGGGTCACAGATGATAATATCAACAGATTCAGCAGCAATTTTTTTCATTCCACAAATACAATCTTCATTGTAAATGTTGTTAAGTTCAAGTTTAATAGAGTTGTCCATTTATTCTTTGTATTGATTATAACTATCAAAGCACAAAACAAAATAGAATCAATTTTTATTTATTCTTCACTTGCGAAAAAATGAGCGTGTGAAAAATATAAAAATATATAAAAATAAAAAATTGAATAGAAACCCAAAGAAATCAATGACCAAGTAATTACCATAAAAGTTATACTCAAAAATGGAAACATCCTCAACACTATTATCAACAAACAACGTCGTAGACTATTCATACATTGAATTTCACACAAAAAAAGAAGAAAATACAAACTCAAAATTCTTACTTCCGTTTGCAGACGAAGATACAGTTCAAGTATTCGGAACATTAACCATAAAAGTAAACGATACCCCAATGACAAAAACCCCTCAATATATATTATTTATGTTGGACCGTTCGCAATCTATGACAGATGAAGTTGAAAGAAATTCAACAAAAATGGAACACGCAAAACACACCATAAAAAACATAGTAAAATTAATAGTAAATTCGGATGAAAATTGTCCACCAGTTTTCATAGAAGTATATGCATTTGATGATGAAGTAGAAGAAGTATTGCCAAAAATTCAAATAACAAAAGAAAACATAACAGAAATAGTAACCAAAATAAAGTCAATTCAACCACGTAACAGCACCAATATAGAATTAGCGTTGGAAAAAACCAGAGAACTAATGGAAACAAATAGTACAGACAACTCTCCAATAGAAGAATATCATCAACTACAAAAAACAGAAATATTTCTGACAGATGGATTACCAACGGCTGGTGATACAAATATAAGTCGTTTAATAAAGAAACAAATAGAAAAATCAAAAACAGCAACACCAATACAAACAGACAACAACCATATTTACATCGGTTATGGTGAAGACCATAATGGTAACCTACTACAGTCAATATCGTTCGGTAAAAAGAATGGTTATTACTATTTTGTTGATAAGATAGAAAACGCTGGACTTATCTTTGGAGAAATAATGCACGGTTTGTTGTACCCCGCAGTAAAAAATATCAACGTAACAATAGAAAATGGAGAAATATACGACTACAAAACGAATAGATGGTCACAAAGTTTATATGTATCTTCTATATTGAGTGAATCAGAAAAAATATATCACATACGATGTAACAACCCAGATGATATTAAAGCAAACATCAGCGCTATAAACGCGGTAACGAATGAAGATTTTGAACATATTGTAGAGCGACTTCCGGATTTATTAGTATCAGAAAATACAATATTAGAAACCGATTTGACAAAATACGTTTTACGACAAAAGACGCAAGAATATTTATATCACGCCAGAAGTGTAGCAGTGAGTATAGAGAATGCATCAAATACAATGTTAATCTTGTCAAAACAGACAAAAAAAGAAATTTCGGAAAAAATGATGAATCTACGCGAAGAAATAAAATCATTTTTAGAGTTCTTGAAAGAATACATAAAAAACAACAATTATGAAAGTGATAAATTCTTTATAATGTTGTACGAAGATATCTATATAGCTTACAAAACATTTGGAACAATTCAAGGAGCAATGTATACTGGTTCAAGACAAAGTTCCCAAGGTCGTCAGACATCTTATGTGGTATCAAGTCAACCAAATACACCATACGACAAGGAGGACGATGATGAACCGTCAATATTCAATAAACTAAACATAAAAACTGATAGAGCAGCAACCAGTCATATTTTGAGTGTAAATACCACACCGAAACAGTTGAAGGTAATGAGTTCAATAAACAGTCGTAGTTCAAGTCCTCCATTATTATCTAGTAACGATATAAAGTTAGAAGATATCAAACCCTTAACAGAGTTAGACGACATAATACTATTTAATAGGAGAAACAAAGTAAATTAAACAGAATAATCCAACAAACATAATAAAAGAAAAAAGTAATATAAATATTTTTTCTTTTATAAAGATATTAACATTTGTGAAATGACCGAACCATTTGGGTTTATACTAACGCGACATGTGAGTTCAGAAAAAACCAATAAATTTTGGAACGAAGCGTATAACTGTATCAGAAAATATTATCCAACAGAACCAATAATGATAATAGATGATAACAGTAACTATGATTATGTTGCACCTTTACCAAGCACTGTTTTAAAAAATGTTTTTTTTGTACAGTCAGAGTATCCTACTAGAGGTGAAATACTGCCATATTATTACATGTATAAATACAAGTTGTTTAAGAAAGCAATAATACTTCATGATTCAACCTATATGCAATCACACATGGATTTTACAAGTCTTCTTGGCGATGACCAAGTAAAATTATTATGGAATTTTAGTCATCATTGGGAAATGTTACCGGGACATTACATAGTAAATGATATAAAAAATTTACTAGGAAAATTAAATTACTCAGAAGAACTGTTATCGCTATATGAGAATAAGGACAAATGGTGTGGTTGTTTTGGTATTATTTCAATATTGACATTGGACTTTTGTGAAAAAGTATTACACGAAAAGTATAATTTTTTCATATTGCTCGACCATTTAAAAACCAAGATAGATCGTTGTTGTTTGGAAAGGTTATTTGGTATAGTATGTTGTCACAACGACCCCCAGATAAAAGAGAAAGTGTTAATGGGTGATATACATAACTATATAAACCAATATTGTAACTGGACATATGACTTTGATGAATACATACGCGACCGCGCAGAAAATAAACTAGAACGATTTCCAATAATAAAAACCTTTAATGGAAGATAAATAGTAGATACGAAAATTTATTTAGTTTTGGCTTTGGTGGAACTATTTGTACTAGTAGAAGTAGCATCGGTAGGAGCAGTAGCAGCGGTAGTAGCAGTAGTAGTAGAACCAGTGGAAACCCCGCTTCCACCAATACTAGCGCCAGTAGAACTAACTCCAGTGTTTGCTTTTATTTGACTAATAAAATCAAGTTGGTTTATTTCATTTTTAAGTTGGGATAAAATAGGGAAACTATTCGCTTCAGAAGATTTCGTAGTGGTTGTATTTGTTGTGGTCGTAGTTACGGATTCTGGTGTAATATTCCATAACATTTGCCATATAGGGCTAACACCATAACCATTACCAGTATTGAGTGCAAAAGGACAAGTGTATTCGGGACTATTTTTTAAAGCAACACAAGGATTACAAGGTGTCCCTAAGAATTGAAACCCGTTTATTTGATTAGGTAAGTCTTTATAGTCAATTTCAGTAACAGTTGTATTTAGGTTTCCATAAATAGAGTCATAACCATTATAAACAATTTTTTCTAAAATGGAATCACCCTTTGCATTTGTTGAACACATAATAGTGTTATTAATGTTGTCGGGTAAGTTTTTAGTATGACCAACGGTAGCACCATATAATAAAAAGGTACCTTCTTTTGTATTGTAACTCAACAACTGTTTCATTGCGGTTTCATTATATATTTGTTGTGCATCAGTCATAGAAATTTCGGGGTCAACGTGTATGAATGAATTTTGGGAAATGGCTTCTTTGTACAAAGTTTGAAGTTTATCGGACCAAGGCCATTTATTATTTTTAAACAAATATGATACTTCATCTGGAGTGGCTTGTTTTTGAACAATATTCATATCATAAGTAACATTTGGGTTAAGTACCTTTTGGAAATTTAAAAATTCATCCACTAAGGTAGGTGACCAAACACTACTATTGCTACCGCTACTACTACCAACAGTAGCATTGGTAAAACCTTCCTTTTTAACTCCAACCCCTAAATTCAAATCTAAATCGGTAATTTTTTGAATATTGGAGCGACGAACTACAAGAACAAGCATAAAGAAAAATAGTCCAACAGCAATAGCAGATTTCATATGATAAAAAGATAAGCCCAAAACTAAACCGAACAAAATAATATTTCCTAAAAGAGTACCAAAAATAGAAAGGAACAACTCGGGTTTAAGATAGATAACAAGAGAGAAAATAATGAATACAGAAATAATGGAAATATACAAAGTATTTACATTTCCTCCAGATTTCATAGGGATAAAAATATTAACATCATGAATAGAACTACTTTTTGGCATTAAACTATAATATATAAATATATTTTATAGTTTTTTATAGTTTTTTATAGTTTTTTATAGTTTATAAAACATTACAATCAACTTTTTCATATGCTAAAATTCTAATTATCTTGTATATACCATTCTGGAGGTGTGTCATAAATAATGTTGTGAACTGGAATAGGTGCATAAGGTGCCTTAGAACTAGCCGAGCCACCATTAACCGCAAAAGGAAAAGGTTTTAGTGCGCCAGTAGGATTAGCACATTTACGTTGAACTTGTAAAGTATACTGACTAGCAGTTTGTGGAATATGAAGTGTTTTGGTGTAACCAGCGTTAGATTCTTGTGTTTTATAAACCCGCTTAGCAGAAGTCGTAGAACAATCATTAGGACCACCGCGTATTCTGTGACCGACATATACTTCTGGTTTATTTGTATCATTAACACAAATATTCGCAGCAGCTTTGGTTTGAATATACAACAATTGACTTGCATTATCAGACAAAGTTCCATTAGGATAAACGGGTTGTACCCAGTAGTTAGGATATTGTCCATTGTTAATCCACTTGTATTTCTTTTCCAACATACCTTTTGTAGATAAGACCGATGGTTTAATGTATTTATATTGGTCGCCTAAAACAATGGCTTGTGTAGCGTTAAAGACGGGTTCACTTTTTGGGTATCTTCCGTTGGTACCGCCATTACCATAAGCAAATTGGCCACGAAAAGGAGTACCATTTTTAGACATGGCCATACTTTGGCCGACATATCCAACATTTCTTCTGCCACCATTCAAAGAAAACCCCTCTGGACCCGCACTACCGACGGTATATGCCAAAGTTCCTTTGCCAAAAGGTCCTTGGGACAGCCAAACACCACCCGGTGTTTTACCGGAAACATTTGCGCCATAACGAATCGTACCTTTTTTTTTAAATGCTTGAATAGACATTTTGTGTATATATGATAAACAGAGATAATAAAAGTAGTAAAAAAAAGCGATATATAGCACCATTTCAAAATTTATTTTTTATTTGTTTGTGTAGATAAAGTGGACCGATTCGCCGATATTTTCCAAAACCATGGGTCATCATAAATTACTTTAATATCTTTACCAGAAAGAATTCTTTCTTTGGCGTGTGCAGCCACTTCAGAATCATTCCATTTACTAAAATGAATAAAAACACGCGAAAACATCTCACCTTTTTCAGTTTTTTTTTGAATCATGTCTATTCTTTGGATAATTCCTAAATGAAGGCTTTGGATAATTTTCAAAACTTGGTCTTTAGTAATGCCGGCAACCACACGAGGAATGCATAAACTAGGACATATTAATTCGTTACTATGTAAGTTACAAGTTGTCATTTATATATTTGTATTTATAGTTTGAATTTATACTGAATATAAATTATGTTGTATTGCTTGTTATATTCATTATAACAACTATGAATTCTGAAATCAATTTTTTTAATAATTATATAAAAATATAAAAACTAATTTAAAGAAAAGCATATATATTGATATGGTGAAATGTATATTATTAGAAATCAACAGCACAAACACGATTAAGTAAGTGTGGTGTAAATGTTGGATAAAATAATATGTTAAAGTAGCCACACTAAAAAGACCGATTTTAGCTCAGTTGGAAGAGCATTTGACTGTAGATCAAAGGGTCGCTGGTTCAAACCCAGCAAATCGGAAACGCAACACTTTTTATAATTATTACGAGGACTGCAAAATAATTATAAAAAAAATTGAAAAATGAATAATGGAAAAATAAATAATAAACCAAGAATACATAAAACGAATCAATATGTTATTACGTTCGGGAAAAATCACGATACCTCTCACTCCAAAAACAAAACCCAACAAATTCAAATGCTCATACTGTAATAAAATCGGACACAAAATAAATAAATGTAACCACGCAATAATAAAACAATTGAATAACAATGTTGTAGAAAGAACAATATTTAGTCATATGGTAATACCATATACTTCAGCATCAAAAAGATACATAAGATTATACTTGTGCAGTTTATCAGAAATAAATTTATTAATGTTGTGTTACTACACGAAAATAAAAAAATACTCAACCGAATACAAAAAGTCAAGCTATGTAAATTTATTAGTAGAATATTACTATCAAAAGTTAAATCAAGATTTAAATACATTAACTCATATGTTGGGGACGATTTCCGACGAGAACTATGAAAAGTATACAGATGAAATATTGAACAACAGTGGGACATTATGTCTCACTTTTGGAGTAGAAGAGACGATATTGAATTATGTGTATACATACCGTCCTCCACAAAGAAAGTTTGACATACAAGTGGTAAATAATGTACAACAATCCACACCCATTACAAGTAACGACTGCCCCATATGTTATGAAACGTTCTCCCCAACCGAAATAATACACACTGGGTGTGGTCATAACTACTGTAAAGAGTGTCTAATAAGTTATTTCAAAAGTTTAAATAATAACGACACAACTCCAACTTGTGCGTGTTGTCGCAAAACCATCATTATGTTGGAAATAAAAAACAAAAAAACACGCGAAGAAATAAAAAATAAATATTGTTATATCCAGTTACCGCCGCCACAAGCCACACCGCCACCAGAACCAGCTACACCACCACCTCAAGCACCCCCACAACAACATAATACATATGCAACATCGTCTCTGTTTCAAAGGATAATATTTCATTTTGTGTGTTTCTGAATTTTGTGATAGTTTTTAGCCCCGATTTTTAAAAGGGTCCATTAAGTTAGCAATAAAGGGATTGATTTCAGTAGGACTCGTTAGTTTATCATAATGAAAAAACCCGCTATAAAACCATCGTCCTTTCATAATTTCCGCATTAGTAATTTCTTTATGAAACATTTGGTCAATAATAGAAAAAGCTGATTTAAGCAACAAAATTTCCTTTACCAATTCTTTTTTCACGTTGAATAGTTTTACCAACTGTGATTTGTAGTCTTTGTTCAATATGTGGTTGTTGAATTTAGATACAGCGTTAATGTAACGTATTTCATTCTTTACATTTTTCAAATTGGTAATTGTTTTTTTTCTATGGTCGTCAATTTTTTTAATGATGGAAAAAATATTCGTTCCATAAATAATGGGATAACGAACCCGAATAACTTGTGGAATCAAAAACTGATTGGTTTCTTTGATTTCCGAAATTTTTTTTTCTACGTCGCTCAATTTTTTCATCATTTCTTGTTCTAACTCTTTTTTTGAAATATTTATTTTCATAACAGTATCGTTTTCTTTAGTATCGGCAATAACGACATTAGTATTTTCCAAAGCGTTATTGGTAATACTAAAATCACGGAACAATAATATAGAGCCGGATGTAAATTCAACGGAAGATTGTAACTTATCGTACTGGTGCGAAGATATTTTATGAGCTTCAGATGCGGCGTCTAACTTCAAATAATTTACGATAGCTAGTAAGAAAGCAATAACCGCGTTAACAGAAGAAATTAAAATAGAACCCCATTTATAATCTTGTACAACAGATGCCAAAACCGTGGCGGCAGTTGATAATAAAATGGCCGGCATCATCAACATATTCAGTTTTTGTTCGGAATAAGACTTGGCTTCCATATAAATAATTTTATGACCTTTTAAGTAACTAGCTAGGATATCAAGTGCAGATGAATACTTGTGGTTGATATCAGAATAATATTTGTCAATACTTCTTTCTACTTGGTGGTAGTTCAATTTTTTATATGTAATCTTTGGAGTAGATGTGTCATTTTTAGACAATATGTTAGACTTTACTCTACCATCGCGAAAAAAAACGTTATTATCTTCTTCAACAAAACTATCTTCTTCATCTTCACTATAACTATCACTCAAGTCACTTGTATGTTCGCCAAAATAGTTGTCATCACCACTACTACCACAATCGTCAAAATGATAACTATGGATACTATTTCTTTGTAGAGAATTAAACTCATGAAGAGCAGTTTTATTATTAGTATTAGTTGTTCCTACTCCAAGTGTTTTTCTTTTCAAAGTGTCAAAAACACTTTTTTTAATATAAAGGTCGTTTGTGTCACTTTTGGTATTACAGTCACCACAGTTATCATTTGGAGGCGAGTCATTATTTTCAATCTCTTCAATATCAATATGTATTTCTTGTATAGGTAAATTTGATTTTGAATTAAAGTTAGAGTTCAGTTCGGAGTTCATATATATAATAAAATATAAAATAAAATCTGTACCATAATTATAATATGACAACAACGCGTAAGAATGTTCCTTGGAGAGGGTGGAAGAGAGAAAACCCAAACCAACGCCAGAGAACCGTTATGTTAAAAAAATGTGGAAAAAAATGTTTTTTAGGAACAAGAAAATCATTTCCTATATGTAAAAAAAATACTTGTTCTGTTTCTAAGAAAGGAGTATATGCGGCATATGTAAGAGCACGTCAAACAAAACGAAATCGTGTTGCAAGTAAAGCTCGTAGAATTTTGAAAAGAATGTAAAACCCAAAAACTCAAAAAAAGACAGAAACCTAAAAAATAAATATCAAAAGATAATATATGCCAAACAGTTTAGAAATTTTCTTTAAATTATCATTACTATTAACACTATTTCTGAGTTTTTATATTTTCATTAGTGTAACCATATATAAAAATCCAAACCACAAGCCAATATTTTCAACGTGGCAGTTTCCAATGTTACTTGCCATATTTTTAGATGTTTGTTTATTGGAAAATTAATTTATTAGTACCCACTCACCAATATTTTAAATAAAAAAAATTGAAAATATTTATTTATTTTTACGATAAAGAAATAAATAAATCCTCAATATAAAGTATAACAACACAACAACCAGTAACAAAATGTTAGAAATGATTTTTGAAAATAGTGACTTGGGAGATTATGACTACTATTTAAATGAAAATCAAAACAACTACAAAGAGAAGAATCAAATTCCAAAGTATCACGTTGAAATTGATGAACATATTCATCAAGTGAGTATAAATGTAAATGAAGTAAATGACGATGAACTAGATTGGGGTTACTATATAGATTTGGATACTTATACACCACCAAATAAAAATTATTCAAAAAGTAAAAACAGTTCTCCAATGTTGAATTTACCCAAAAAAAATTATACTACGAGCACTAAACCGATAAAATATCTACCAACCATAGAAGAAGAGATGTACCATAAATGTAACAAAGGTAATAAAGGTAAAAGTTATATAGTAGATGACTCCGACGCCGCATCATCTGTAATATCTGGTGTAACACTTTGTGCAACTATAGCATTTTATTACTTTTATAGAAATATACGTAACTAAAAAACAACAACAAAAAACACAACAATAAAAAATATTGGAATAAAACGGTTCCAATATTTTTTACTTTTTTCTCTCTACTCTGTTTCGCTGTTCAAGGACTATGACTGTTGATTTTATAATAACTATAAAAAGGAAGTAGGGCAGTATTAATCGTAGTTGGTGAGGTACAAGCAACAACTCCGTTATTTTCCACACCATATTTACAAATACTGTTAACGGCTTCAAAATTTTTTTCGGTGTACAACCTAGATTTTAAACTAGAATGATTCAAGGATACGCCGTTTTGTATAAATTGTTGGTTATTATATAATAGATATTGACCTTGGGTAAAACCTTTTTTACACTGTAGAGTTTTTCTAGCATTACAATTGACTAGTTTAGATTTTTTATTGTATATGTAGTCACTAACATAAGAACTATTCACAACACCATTAGAGAATGCATATTTTGCGACATTATAACAAGACGACATAATAAAGTTATTTATATATTAGCAACAAATAAAAAACTGAAACATTTTATAAATCATAAATAGATTGGAGTGTTAAACAAAAAGAAAAATCCATATTATTCAAATCAACTACTCTACCATATTCATCTAATAATTGAACTTGTAACTTTTGAATATCAACTGGACCGAAATATTGTCTAGGGGTAGTAACCAAAGATAAATTGTTTTGCGCTATAGTGTCAAAATACTTAGTACTTTGTGTTGAGATACGTGCTAAAATATTCTTGTTTAAAATAGAAGAATTAAATGCACTATAAAAACTATTATTGACGTTATTGTTGTAGTCATCCACGACTAAATACATATATTTAAAACCTTTCAAATCAATAATTCCTTCTGAAACATAACTAGAATTACTAGTATAAACACCATTCCTAAATCCAATCAACCAACCAAATTTCAACGGTAAAGGTGTTGATGGGTCTTCCTCTCCAGAATTATTTGCTTGAAAGTTGAGGGTAAAGTTAAATAATGTTGCCGTATTTTTAATACCAATGACCATTTGGGCACTTCCACTATCAGTGGAACCACTTCCAGTTCCAGTATCAATATTTTGGGAAAACACTAAATCTTTAAAATATGGAACAGAACCTAAAGGTCCAGTAGCACTAACATAATGATTTAAATAATTAACAATTCCGATAGCATTATAGTTACCATTTGGAATGAAAAAAATCTCACTATCTCCAGAGTCTTCAATTTTAATAGTGAAAAAGTTGTTACCAAGTTTATCGGAGACATAGTAGTAACTATTGGGAATTTCAAAAGCGGTTAGTTGCAAAGTTGTGATGTCGGAAAATTTGATAGGCAAGTCTAAATGGAAGTTGGTAGATGAAGTAGAATAATAATTATCGCGAAAACGAGTGTCAATATTTAAGTATTGTCTGATGGACCTTTTCTTAAGAGGGTTGATTGTGCCGGGATAAAATTCACTAGGAAATGACTGAGAAAAAGGAGTGTTTGGTTTTTGAATGAGAAAGTTAGAACCGTTTTCTTCAACAACCTTGGATGTTTTGAGAGAAGTGTCAAGATTATAAACATTCGCAGTAGTGAATTTGTTAAATACCGCAGTTTTTAATTCGGACAATAGAATTTCTTTGGCTTCTTTCAAAAATGCGATTGTTTTTATTCTAATACTTTCGTGAAGTGCTGGGTCGGAATAAATATTTTCTCTTAACTTGTTTTCTCTCATTTCAAGTGTCAAAGAATCGTAATTCACTGGTAGTTCAAAAATGTCCTCAAGTTCTTCTTTTCTATAATTGTTGATATTCAAATCAAAGTTACTATTCATTTTAGCAGAAAAAATTTATATATTATATGAATAGAATAGTTAAAGTAATAATCTTTAATAATTATTTACAAAACAATAAAAATAAAAAACAAGGGTAAATCCAACTACTAAAAGTTGAATCCATTAGTCCCTTGTTTTTTATTTTCATTTTTTATTTATTTGCATTTTTCACAAGAAGAATTATTTCTTAAGATGGATAATATATAAGCACCCATTTCATTAGTAGTAATTTGTTCATTTTTATTAACAACGACTGGTTGTTTTTCTTGTTCTTCTTGTTCTTTTTTTCTACTTGCATAAAAGTCTGATAAATCTAAACACATTTTTCTTTCGCCACTACCACTTACATATTTAGTAAGTGATGACTTCTTATTAATAAAAACATTCCAGTAGTAAGGATCATCGTAAACAACTCTAACCATATTTTCAGTTTTTCCGTTCATATAGTCAACAAGTTTTTCTTGGAAGTGATGAACCATAATGCTGTTTTTCCATTCTTTGAAATGGACATAAGCTGCATTGTAATAATGGTCACTATAGTCAGTTTTTGAAATAAAATCAACACGAGAAACTTCCCCAAACAAATTACTTTCAAAAACATAAGTAACTTGTTCTTTGGTAATTTCAGAAGAAACATAAGGAATGTATAAGCTCATAGTTTGATTGATTTGTAATGAAGCAGACATGTTAAATTTAAAATTTGATTGCAAGTAAGTATTTGGTAAATTAATAAGTAATCAAAAAAATAAAATCAATTTTTTTTTAGTATACGGTAAAAAATGATATACTAAAAAAATTATAATCTTTTACGACTAGCTAGGTAGGCAGCCGCAGTAGTTCCGACTTTACCATATCCAGAGTGTGGTTGGTAAATGTAGTTATGGTTATAAGTATAGCACAGCGTGTTGTTACAGTTGTTTAACCTAGGACCTCCCATACTGACTGGAACAAAATATCCAAAACTACTTAAATTGTTAGCGCGTCCTACTGGTGGAACAGAACAAGAACCCATTTATAATAGGTATATATTATAATTATTTTTTTCCACAAGCACTACATCCGGGCTTAGCACTATAAATACGGTCAATCATTCTAGAGTTCAAAGCAGATGGCATTGGTTTAACAGTATAACCAGCAGAAGAAGAGTTAGTAATCCCCTCATAAGATATACGAGGTGTGGAGTTATTATGTAAAGTCATAGCAATTTTTCTAGGCATTTTATATAACCAAACAAATTATTTATATAAAATTTACAATTTTACCAAATTTATCATTTTTACAAAAATAAAAACCGTCTAAATAAGAATGAACGAGAGAAAACAACCATCCCCTCTTTTCAAATTTCTAACAAGAGTTAGTATGGCAGTTATAGTAGGGAAGTAACTCATTAATTGTTTTACCGGCAACAGTACCATCTTCAAACTCAACATCATAAACATCCCCCATTTTGGCAATAATAGTCGCTTCTACATAATAACCATCTGAATTGGTAGCATAAACTTTTGTGCCAACATCAAATTCGTATGTAAAACTATATCTTTGAGGGTCGGCCAAGGTTTCATAAATTTCAGTATTTACCCCACCACGAATTGGACAGTTACATCCACTTACAATACTGGTCTTGGTCGTTTTGCCTCCATAAATAGGAAAAGCGGGATTAAATATAATTGGTTTTCCAAAATTAGGTGGAATGACACCTCTGCGTACGGGTCCTCTACCTTTCAAACGATTTAAGTAGCGGTCGTAAGAGTTGTGTTTAATATCCACACCCGCACCCCCGGGACATCCAGCACCCGGTCTGGCGCGAGTAATGGTATGCTTGGTGCTGCTACCGTGATAAAAACTGCCACCAGTAACAATATTAGGTTGAACGTGACGAACACGACGGTCACTCATTTGATTCCAATTGACACCAATAAGTCCCGGAGTTTGATAAACAGTTAATGCTCCTAAATCGTGAGTATATAAAGAGGCTGGAACCCGAACGGTATTTTGAATAATTTTTAAAGTTTGGTATTGTGATGCGGGGTCGTTATAACTCATGTTATTATTGCACCATCGGCATCCAGTAGTTATTTGATCATTTGTGGCAATAGTTGGCATTATTTGAACTTAATATAAGTAAGTATTATATTTTTGAAAAATATAAAACAATAAAAAATAATAAAAAATAAAATTGATACAAAAAAGAAAACATCCATCAAAACAACCAAGACCAAGAATCCAAAATAATGTTCAACTGCCAATACTGTAGAAAAGAATATACACGAAAATCAGCGCACAAACGTCACGTGATATTGTGTGAAATTATTCATTCCAAGCAAGTAAATTCTAAAGCGTCCCTAAAACGTGAAGAAAAATGCGAAGAAGAAGAGACAACTAGTATTCCAACTTTGACCACACTGTATCATATTGTGCAAGAGTTAGCAATAGAAAATAAAAAGATGAGAGAAGAAATCAGCGAACTTCATAAACATCTCACCAAAGGTATGAAAAAGGTAAATGTATTGGAGTGGTTAAATACTGACCCAGAGCAACAAATACCTATGAAAACATTCAAAGATTTCATGAAAACCATCCAAGTTACCCAAAATGCGGTACATATACTAATGAATGATACTGCATTACAAACAATTATTCATATTGTTCAAGAAAACGTTCAACAACACATAATGGAGATTCCTATAAAAGCTTTCAGTCAAAAAAATAACAGCATGTATATTTACAACACCCAGCCATCCGCAATAACAAGTTGGAAGAAACTACAACCAGAAGAATTTATCTTAATGTTGAAGCATATTCATTCAAAAATATTGTCGCAGTTGTGTGAATGGTATAATAAAAACAAGACAGAAATATTAAAAGGAGAGAAACTGAGTGACATATACGATAAAACCTTGCATAAATTAATGAGCGTAGATTTTGAAACATCGCCAACCCTAGTAAGTAAAATACGAACACACTTGTATAACTTGATAAAAACAGACCTCAAAAGTGTGGAATACAACTTTGAGTTCTAATCCCAACTCTAGCCGAACTGCCACGTCACTAATATAATTATAAAAGGTAATAAAGATTTTAATATTTATAGTATATACCAATAACAAAATGCAACTTGTTATGAATCTTTTTTTATTTGCGCAGTTAGTGCAACTATTATCCACTCAATTTGTCTGCGGACAAAATTCTAACGAAGTAGTAGACTCGTTAGATTACTGGAAGTCATTTTTAAACTTTCAAAAACGCTTCAATAAAATCTATTCTTCCAAAGAAGAATTAACCCAACGTTTTGATATATTTAAGGAAAATCTACAGACAATTATACAACATAACTTAGAAAAACACAACTTTACTATGGCAATCAATCGTTTCACTGATTTATCCGCAGCTGAATTCAAGAAAAATGTTGTAGGTGCCGGATTATCAAAAACAACTGCTGCCTCACCTTGTGAAGCATATTCATTCCAAAATTCAAAAGTTCCAGATTCTGTAGACTGGCGAACAAAAAATGCAGTAACTCCAGTAAAAGACCAAGGACAATGTGGTTCTTGTTGGTCATTTTCAGCAACTGGTGCAATGGAAGGTGCTTGGGCAATTGCTACGAATGAACTAGTCAGTTTATCTGAGGAGCAGTTAGTAGAGTGTTCTAGATCTAATGGCAACTTGGGTTGCAAAGGAGGTTTAATGGACAATGCGTTTCAGTATGCGATGGACAATGGAATGTGTACCGAAGACTCTTACCCGTATACTTCTTCTGCGGGTTCTGCCGGACTATGCAAGTCTTCTTGTGAACCTCAAGTCACCATAGATGCGTGTAGTGATGTGGAACCATCAAATCAGTTGGCGCTTAAAGAAGCGGTTGCTTTTGGACCCGTGTCAATAGCCATTGAGGCGGATCAAAGAATATTTCAATCTTATTCAAGTGGTGTAATTACCAGCGACAGTTGCGGTACCAACTTGGACCACGGAGTATTAATTGTTGGTTACGGAACAGAAAATGGAGTAGACTACTGGTTGGTTAAAAATTCTTGGTCTGAGGACTGGGGAGACCAAGGATATGTAAAAATTGAACGAAGTGATAGTAAAAGTGACCCCGGAATTTGCGGTGTTGCAATGCAACCATCCTTTCCAATTGTCGTATAAACAATAAATTTTGTAAATTCTAATAACTAAAATCCGAACTCACTTGTAGAACTTGATAAAAAATGAATTCAAACGCGTGGAATATAATTTGTAGTTTTAATAATTATCATAACTAACTTCGTCATATTTTGTAAATTGAAATATTTTTATATAGTAAATATATAAAAATATGCTACTTATTGTATTTTTATCTTGTTATAAAAACAATCATTTATGGAACGACCTATTGAAAACAGTTTCCAATTGCATTATTTTTTGTGGTAACCCAGATATCAACGAAGAATTTATATTTAAGGATAGAATTTTAACCTTGAAATGTCCCGATACTTACGACTATTTACCCTTGAAAACATTTCTCATGATAAAAGCTGTGTTAAACATTCCAGAATTTAATAATATAACGCATATTTTTAAAGTAGATGACCACGATACAAGAGTAGATGCAAATATTAACAATGCAATAGAAAATATACCAAGTATTGCACATATAGATTATTGTGGTCAAAATATCAATAACCATTATTATGGTAATAGAGAGTGGCATTTTAATAAATGCCCTTTAGACAGTAGATGGCATAATAAAAGTTATTCTGGACCATATGTTCCTTGGGTTGATGGTGGTTGTGGCTATATATTGTCAAGAAAAGCATTACATTTAATATGTAAAGAAACTATTGACGAAGTAAAAGAACACATTTACGAAGATTTAATGATTGCTCTAATTTTACATAGTAACAATATTCATCCCATAAAAATTCAAAATATTATTTCAGGTGACAAATAAAAACAACGCATAATATTCCAATAATTTCACGTTAAGTGATAGTAAAAGTGACTTCGGAATTTGCGGTGTTGCAATGCAACCATCCTTTCCAACTGTCGTGTAAATTTGTCAAACTACACATTTGAATATGAAAAAAGGTTACTTGACTCAAGTTACACACGTGACACTTTAAACAAACTTCATTTTCTTGGACTTAACTTTACCCAAATGCTGTTTTTGTTGTTGTTTCTTTATGTATTGAATCATCATCAAACGTTTATAATACTGTTGTCGTGCTGCAACTTGTTCGGGTGTTAACTCAATTTCTTTTTCTTCAACCATTTCTGGCATTTGTTGTTGTTGTTGAGCTTGTAAAAATTTGTTATAAAAATCATTTTGTTTTGGATAAGCATGTGTTTGAGAAGGAGCAACTTGTCTTCCCATTTGCATTGGTGGTTGCTGTTGTTGTGTATCCTCACCACGAATAATTTGTAACTTACCATTGACAACTTTCATATTCAAAGAAGACAAAATATCATCATAAGTCACTTTTTTTTGTTGTTTTTGTTGTGCGACATTTTGTTTTAAAATAGGTCTTGGAAACTGTTGTCGCTGTGGTTGTTGATACTGCTGCGGATTTTTTTTAGCAAAGTCACGATAAAATGATTGGTTGTCAACTAAGTTAGGTGGTTGTGTAAAGTTTCCGACAACGTCATTACTTGAATCATTATTATCAAAAATACCACTTTCATTTACGCAACCAAGATTTTCATAATCTTCTTGATTATCATTAATTTCAATAAAATCCATAATACTTTATGAAATATTTTATTTTTTTAATTCAAACAAATAAAATATGAAGAATATATAAGATAGAATAAATGGACATAGTAATTGTAAAAGAGTTGAATAATAACAATATCGGAGACGGTGAACCCCAAACATACATTAAAAGTCAAGGAATGAGTCAGACAATTATTCAAAAACCCGGAGTAAACAACGTAAATCAAATAAACTGGGACGCTGACTACAACGGACAAATGGCGAATCTAAACTTGGACGTAAATACAAATGGAAAAAAGGACAACTTTACGTTGCAGTTATCCAAAGGAGATTTAGAAAATCTTTTGAATATACCTTCTGTAGAAAAACCACTAGAAGAGAGACTAAAAGATGATTTTTTAATAAATGACAACCTTGCGCCTATTTTACAATATAAACCTCAAGCCTACTTGTTTCGTCCAAGTGTTTATCCTAAAACAAAATGTTCTTCTAAAGTAAATAATAATCTTGAGGTACAAGTAAAAGACGAACTAAATAAAATGTATTCACAAGATGAAGATGAATTAAAGTCAGAAATAAAAAATTTATTACAACTCAAAAAAAAACTACAACATCCACATAGAGGAAAACACAACCATTCTCATTACAAGACTCATCATCATACAAAAAATGCGTATTCATCTCCACCAGTAAAACGTCATCATTTAACAACAAAAAAGACGACAAAAAAACGGGATTATAAAACCCCGTCACCAAAAACAATACGTATACATTTAACCGATGACCACGATGCAGATACAACAACAAGTAAAAGAAAGTCAAGAAAAAAAAGAAAAACGTCGTCGTCAAAAAAAGATCCTTCACTTCTTGAGAGGATTAGTGACTTGATCCAAAATTAACTTTTCATTGTCAGATAAACTACGTTCCCTTTTAAATTTGTTGTATTTAATGACCTTATCTTTGTCAATGGTTGTTAAATAGTATTGCGACGCATAAATTAATTTACACATAACTTCGTCTTCATAAATGCATTCAATATACAAATCTTTTTTCATTTTTCTAATTTGTTTTACAAACAACGAACAGTTAAAAATTTCATCATCTTCAAAATTGACTACAATAACACAGTGATTTCTTGGTAATTTACATTTTCCTTCTAGTTCGTACAAGTAATAATAATGATTGCAATTACACTCTAACGCAAAGTCAGTGATAAATTGTTTCAACTCTGAAACGTTAGCGTGTTTTAACATGTTGAAAGAAATTTCAATATTATATCCCATTAGTATTTCTAAACATAATTATATGGACCAAAAAAAGAATCTAATGAAATAAAATATACCCACGAGACTTAACAACATTTATGATAATAAAATGAAGTAAAATACAAAATATTAAAATTCACCGAATTCTTTATTTAATATTATTTTGATGGAAATAATATTAAAAAATATAAAATTAAGAATATACATATAGAATGTCATTTAGAAAGTATGGAGGTCTAAATTATGCAGCAACAAACAATATTGTAAGAAACCATTATTTCAATAGTGACAATCAGACAATTTCAAATGTGCTCGGAGAGGAAAACTCAAAAATAGTAAGTATGAGTCATATTGATTTAAGTGGAAACTATTTGATGCAGACCGAAGGTATTTACTTTATGGATGGCACTGTTCAAACAACAGCATATGTTCCGGGTGAGTATACATTTACAGATTTAGTTGTAACTGGAACGTTGACTGTTTATGGAGCAGCAACTTTTGATTCTGGTGTAACAGTTACGGGTGGTTTAACAACTGATACTTTAACAATTACAGATGGTTCACTAACATACACTACATTGTCTGTTGGAGATTTAACAGTAACCACTAGTTTAACAGTAACTGCTCCAGCAGCATTCAGTTCAACAGCAACATTTTCAAATGGTTTGAGCACAGATGATATAACCACCAACTCATCTTCGTCTCCGACTATTTATTCAGACGCATCTTTAATAACAATCGGTTCTACAGAAGGTTCAATAGTTTATGTAAATAACTTGATTGTAACCGATACACTAACCTTAAGTAGATTGAGTTTAACAGATTTAGTCGCAACAACCATAACATCCACAGATATTTACACCACCAACATTACTGTTAGTGGAACTGCAACGTTAACCACACTATCACTAACAAATTTGACGGTGAGTGGAACAACTACTTTAGCATCAACAACAGTTTCATCCTTAACAGTGAGTGGTACCTCAACTTTTAGTGGTAATGCAAGTTTTCAAAATGTTACTATAAATGGAACGCTTACATTGAACAGTTTAACTTTGAACACGCTAACAGTAACTGACACAATAACTACGAAAAATTTAACAGTAACTGATACAATGACCTTTACCAATTTAACAGTCACTGGAATAACTACTTTAGCAACTACAAATATTTCGGGTGCAACAACGATGACGGGTGGTTTAACTTTATCGGGTGGTACAACATCATTAACGGTAAATGGCAATACTATTTTAGGGTCATCATCAAGTAACACACTGGCAGTTTATGCTGCAACAGCATTTTATGGTGGTTTAACCATTTCATCCAACTTGTATGTATCTGGGACGATTACTTCTTCTGGAAGTATCACAACATCAAGTAACTTGAATGTCACTGGAACGACCACAACGACGAATTTAATAGTAACCGGAACAATGACATATAATGATTTATCAGTACAAAATTTGACTGTTTCGGGAACCTCGTCTTTTGGAGGATATGCATCCTTTGCATCCAATATCTATGTAAAGGGAACTGTTGGAATTGGTGCAACTTCAAGTGACCCTACTACGGGAGCTACAACTGGTTCTGTATATTATAACACAACGAATGACGTTTTGCGTATTTACAGCGGAACATCTTGGTCAAATGTGGGTTCGGTAACGGGTGTAACTGGAATATCTTCAGTTCCTCTTGAAAATGGTGCAACACTAACTACAGATAACTATTTACAATTTGCGAATGCCGTTGCGGGGAATACAAGTACAACATACGCTGGACTTTTCCCAGCATCAACATTGGACATTTATTCTACTCAGTCACCACTAGTATTAACCAATTTAGGTAATAACTTTATACAAATTTCATCCGCCCCAACAACTGCAAATTGGAGTTCTATTGCTTCATCTGCATCTGGACAATGTCAAGTTGCGTGTGTATCCAATGGCTCAATTTACACTTCAACCAGTTATGGCCAGTCTTGGTCGTCCACCAATTCTCCAACAACTGCTAACTGGCAGTCAGTGGCGGTATCGGCTTCCGGACAATACCAGACAGCGGTTGTTTCTGGGGGAGTTATTTATTATTCCCAAGACTTTGGTTCATCTTGGATAGCACAAACAATAACTGCGAATTGGAAATCGGTTGCAATGTCTGCATCGGGACAATATCAAAGTGCAGTAACATCAAGTGACTCATCAACTGGCAGTATATACACTTCTTCTGACTTTGGAGAGTCATGGTCCCAAGAAAGTACGCCAACGTCTAACTGGCAATGTGTAGCTGTATCCGGGTCTGGACAATATCAAGTAGTCGTTTCAACGAGTGGTTCCTCATTAGGTGGATACATATATACTTCTTCAAATTTTGGAGTGTCTTGGTCACAACAAACTACTACAAGTAACAACTGGCAATCCGTAGCAATATCTGTGTCGGGACAGTATCAAACCGCAGTTGCTCTAGGTTCTACTATTTATGTTTCAAGTGACTATGGTAATACTTGGTCATCTAGTGGAACCAGTAACTATTATTTATCTGTTGCAATGACGGCATCTGGAGAGTACCAAATAGCCTCAACAACGGATAATGCATATTATTATATATCTTCCAATTATGGAAACTCTTGGACAGTAAGTTCTTCTGGAATAGAATTTGCAGCGTTATCTATTTCAGCAAACGGTCAATACATCAGTGGTTCTGTATATGGAGGTTCAATTTATATTTGTCAAAATAGTATTTCAAATGGTGTTGTTTCAGTTGGAAATTATTTGTCAGATCCTTCTGGTGCAATAGGTAGTATTTACTACAACACAGATAGTGACGAATTAAAAGTATATACTGGTACAAGTTGGACTCCTGTAGGCACTGGTGCGACTGGTTTGACTGGCGCAACTGGCGCAACTGGTGCTACTGGTTGTGCTGGTTTAACTGGCGCGACTGGTGCGACTGGCGCGACTGGTTATGGTGCTACTGGTTTAACTGGTGCGACTGGCGCTACTGGTGCTGCTGGTGTTGGACTCGCCGGAGTAACTGAACTAGGTTATACTGGACTCGTATACGGAGCAACAACTACATCAGATAGTTACTTACAAATGGCATACGCAATTGGAGGTGGAACCGCAAATACGTATCCGGGACTCATGCCCGGTTCGTATTCCGACATTTTTTCAACCCAAACGATAGACTTGGCCAACTTTGGAAAAAATTGGATCCAAAATACGACTACAAATTTAGCAAACAATCAAAATAGATGGGTAAGTATATCCATTTCGGCATCTGGGCAGTATCAAACCGCTTGTTCGAACTATGCTGATAGTAGTGATAGTGGAAGTCTGAAAATATCTTCAGACTATGGACAAAGTTGGAGTGAACCGACAACGCCACCGACTGTAAGTGGATACTTATATTATGAACAAGTAGTAGTATCTGCGTCCGGACAATACCAAATGGTTTATTTTTCAGTATCAACTAGTTTGTATATTTACAAATCATCTAATTTTGGTTCAACTTGGTCATCGGTTCCATTTTCTGATTATGATAATAATTTACGTGTTAGTATTGCAATATCTGCTTCGGGTCAATATCAATTTATATTGTATGGTGCATTAAGTGGTGGTAGTGAGTGTATAAATATATCAAGTGAATATGGTAGTACTTGGGAAACATATACTGCTGTTAGCTCTATAAATTTTTATTACATAAATTTACAAGTATCCGCATCTGGTCAATATGTAACTTTTTGTACAAATAGTGTTACTGACAACTATGTTTATACTTCATCAAATTATGGTAAAAGTTTTGTACAAAATAGTACAATAACATATGATAATAGTTTTGAAGGTTTAGCAGTATCTGCATCGGGACAGTATCAAACAGTGTCATCTATTAACCCTTCTACTTTGTTGTATATATCATCAGATTATGGTCAAACGTGGAATCTTCCGACCACTGGTTCAAGTTACGGAGCTAATACAATATCAATGTCTGCATCGGGTCAATATCAAGTAATGGGATTTGCATATGGTCAATTTAACAACTGTATAAAATATTCAAAAGATTATGGAAACAACTGGAGTATTATTAGTGTAAGTAATCTTGGTGCTTCTTATGGAATATCAATATCTGCATCTGGACAATATATTAGTGCAACTGGTGACAATATCGCTAATAGTATTAGTTGCATATTTACTTGCCAAAACAGTATTTCAGCGGGAGTCGTCTCAGTAGGAAATTATTCTTCCACCCCAGCGGGCACAACGGGTTCCATTTATTATGATACGTCTAGTTCAGCGTTGAAAGTATACAGTGGTACTACGTGGTCTTCTATTGGAAGTGGTTCTGGTGCTTCTGGTGCTACTGGTGAAACTGGCGCTACTGGTGCGACTGGTGCAACTGGTGCTAGTGGTTTAACTGGTGCTACTGGTGCTACTGGTTTAACTGGTGCGACTGGTGCGACTGGCGCTACTGGTAATACTGGTTTAACTGGTGCAACTGGTGCGACTGGTCGTACTGGCGCAACTGGTTCTACTGGTGCAACTGGTAATACTGGTTTAACTGGTGCTACGGGTTGTACTGGTGCAACTGGTAATACTGGTTTAACTGGTGCAACTGGCGCTACTGGTCGTACTGGCGCAACTGGTGCTACTGGTACAACTGGTACAACTGGTGCGACTGGTGCAACTGGTGCAACTGGTGCTGGAGTCGCCGGAGTAACTGCACTCGGTTATACTGGACTCACCGGTGGTGCAACACTCACGAGTAACAGTTATTTACAAATGGCATACGCAATTGGAGGAAGTACCAGCAGTACGTATCCGGGACTGATGCCCGGGTCGTATTCTGATATTTTTTCAACCCAAACAATAGACTTAGCCAATTTTGGAAAAAATTTTGTTTTAAATACAAGCGCAAGTAGTGCTGATTTTTATTCTATTTCAATTTCTGCAACTGGACAATATCAATTAATCGGTACTGGAGGTGGTTATCTTCACATTTCTTCAAACTACGGTTCAACTTGGACAGGAGTATTATTAAGTGCAGGAGTGTTTAATTCCGTATCCGTATCTGCATCTGGACAATACCAAACTGCGGTTGCATATTCGGTGTCTTCACCTGACAAGTTAATTTACATATCAACCAATTATGGTTCAAATTGGACGTCAGTAGCAAGTGGTCAAAATTGGATTTCGGTTTCTATATCCGCATCTGGACAATACCAAACTGCTGTTACATCTGGCGGGTTAATTTACATATCAACCAATTATGGTTCAACTTCAACTTGGACGTCAGTAGCAACTAGTCAAAATTGGTCTGGTGTATCCATATCCGCATCTGGACAATACCAAACTGCGGTTGTTGATAATGGTTCAATTTATATTTCATCCAACTATGGTTCAAGTTGGGCAGAAGTTGTTGGGACAAGTAACCAATACTGGAACTCAGTATCCATATCCGCATCTGGACAATACCAAACTGCGGCTGTGAATGGTGGTGAGGGGAATCCTGGTTATATTTACATTTCTTCAAATTATGGTTCAACTTGGAAGTCAGTAGCAAGTAGTCAAAATTGGGATTCGGTATCAATGTCCGCATCTGGACAGTACCAAATCGCCTGTGAAAGCACCTATGTTCAAGTTTACGTTTCATCTGACTATGGTTCAAGTTGGACGTTAGTAAAAACTATTTATGGGGGTGATTTTGCTACTGCGGTGTCTGCTTCTGGACAGTATATTAGTATTACTTGTAAAAACTCCGTGGTTCCTATAGTTTACACGTGCCAAAACAGTATTGTCAGTGGTGTTGTTAGTGTAGGCAACTATTCAAGCACATCGGGTGTAACTGGTCCAACTGGTTCCATTTACTACGACACAACGAGTTCAGTATTAAAAGTATCCAATGGTTCTAGTTGGTCATCTTTAGCCACGGGAACTTCACTCCTCGGAGTAACCGCAATAAGTTCAACTGGCTTCACAAATGGTGCAACTTTTACCACCAATAGATATTTACAGTTGGGTGCAGCAACTGCAACTAATCCAGGAATAATAACTACTGGTAGTCAAACAATCGCCGGCTCAAAAACATTCAATAGTACTATAATTGGAACAACTGGAACATTTTCAGACACAGTCACAGCTGCGGTGTTTAACCAAACATCTGATTATCGTATTAAGGAAAATATTGAAGAATTAAATTTAAATATTTATAATGTAAATCCTCTAAGACCGATTAATTATTACAACAAGAGATCAAATAGACTGGATATCGGTTTTATAGCACACGAAGTTCAACAGTATTATCCGTTTTTAGTAAATGGTGTAAAAGACGGTGAAGAAACTCAAAGTTTGAATTATAATGGTATCATCGGTATATTAGTAAAAGAAATACAAGAACTTAAACAACGTGTAAAACAGTTAGAAGACGACTCCAAAAACAACTAATCCCAAATAAAAATTGATTTAAATTTATTAGTCATTAGTAACTCAAAGACAAAGAAACAACGAAAATGACAACCGAAGAAAGCAAATCCGTTTTATTACCCACTTTGAAAAATAAATATTCTCATCCAAGGGATGAAAATATTTTGTTTGATGAGCCAACACATAAATATACTATTTTAACCGATATTGAATCCAAATATACTTCGGTTACAACATGGAATCATAGTCATTTCCCACATTTTGACGCCGATGATATCATCGCAAAAATGATGAAAGGAAAAAACTGGAATCCACAAAATAAATACTGGGGACAAACACCAGAACAAATCAAGGACTTATGGAAGAAAAACGCCGAGTCCGTATCTGGCGCCGGTACCGACCTTCATTTTGATATTGAGTGTTTTATGAATTATGACTTACCACCATCCGACCAACCGATTACTCACCAAGATTTGTTGGATCATTATTATAAAAAGTACCAAGACTCCACTCCTCCCAACGAATCTGAAGAATGGGGGTTTTTCTTGGAGTTTGCGAAAGCGTTTCCACATTTAAAACCTTATAGGACAGAGTGGACGGTTTACAACGAAGACTTGAAATTATCCGGTTCTATTGATATGGTATACCAAAACCCCGAAGATGATACTCTCTCTATATATGACTGGAAACGAGCAAAAGAAATTACCAAAACAACTGGTTTCAATAAATATGCCGTAACCGAATGTATAAATCATTTACCAGACACGAATTTCTGGCATTACAGTCTTCAGTTAAACACATACAAAGCAATATTAGAAGCCAAATATGGAAAAAAAATTAGAGAATTGTACTTGGTAAGACTTCATCCGAACAATACGAAAAAAACGTTTGATTTAATAAAGTGTGCAGATTTGTCACAAGAAATCCAAGATTTATTTGAATATAGAAAAGAACAGTTAAAACAAGAATTAAAACAATAAATATTTAAATATAAAAATAAATAAATAAGTATTAATAAGAGAATGTATTTTCCAACGATAGATACAATATTAAACTTGTTAACCACTGGTTTATTTATTTTTTATATGAAAAAAAAGTTAGATGAAAACGAACACTTCAAACGAGCGTTTTTTTTGAACTTTGATTTTTTTACGAGTACGTTGGATATTTATTTGCAAGAAAATTTACATTTTTATACGGATGGGGACAAGAAACTGTTTATAGAAAATGCAACAAGAATGAATGATTATCTTGTGACAAATGGACAAATATTAATGAATCAAATACAACAAATTTGCCAATTTATAGGAGATTTTCAGTTAAAACCAGAGACAAAAAAAGAAACAGATGATGTAGAGACAAAAGAAGGAGAGGAACCGCCAAAACCTATACTTTTTGAAGAAAAATACAAGGAAGAATATAAAAAAGCTGAAGAACTTGAGTTGAACCAAGAAAGACTAGAACAGTTGAAAAATTCAATTTTGATAGAAACTACTCCACTAGGTAATGTAGTAATGTATTATGACAGTTCAAGAGAAACATTTACATACTATTCGGATAGTACAATACCATATCGTTACTTGGAAGTTGTTGCAAGAAAATATGTGGTTACGAATAGATGTAAAAAATTGTATATTGATATGGAAAAAGAGTTGAAGGAAGCACAAGAAAAACTAGAAAAAAAACAAAAAGAAGAACAAGAATTAAAACAACAACTTGAAGAAGGTAAAGAAAAAAATGAAAAAGAAGGTTCAACTGCGACAAATGCACCTACAAAAAAGAATGTATTTGCAAAGTTAAAAAATTATAACAGAGATAATTCTTTGAAAACTGCTGGAATACCTAGTGATAATAAGTCAGTATCAAAAAAGGTAATTCCACAAGTAGATAAAAATGCAACATCAACAAGTGAAGCGTTATTATTGAAGGAAAATGCAAACCGTTATTCATATGAAGGAAAAATGGTAAATTTTAGTTTTTTAAAAAAAGTAGAAAGAAAAGCAGTAGATAAAAGATACGGTATGAATTTTGCAGATTTTAAGAAAATGATGATGGATAAAAAAAATAAAACCTAACAATATATTAGATAGTTATGCCAATAAAAAAAAGAATTTTGAAAAATAAAAATAAAAATACTTTTTATAAGAAAAAACGAATGATGAAGGGAGGAAAAGATATGAATGAATATGAAGAAAATAATGAAAGTGAAAATCGTTATGAATCAAAACATGGTGGTCTTTTAGGAGTATTACAACAAGCATCTGGTATATTTAGTATGGGCGCGAATATAGTTGTAGATAAAGTAACAAAAATGTTAAATTTAGACTTGACTCAGTTAAAAGAGTCGTCTTCGTCTTTATCTACGGAAGAGATAAAACAAATACTTCAAGAAAAAGTAAAACAGATAAACGAAGCATTAAAAGACCCAGAAACGATGGCGCAGTTAGAAGAACTAGCAAGAACACTTGGAGAAAAGGGAGGTATTATACTAGAAGCTGCGACACCTTCCATAAAAAAAGCATTATTCAAATTAATTGAAATAATTACAGAGGGTGGAATAAGGTTGGCTCAAGCGATGATCAAATTCATACTAGATGTTGCTGGTATGATTCCAGTATTTGGTGAAGTAGTTGAAGCAGTTCGTGTATTAGATGATATGGTAAGAGCTTTCCAAGCTACACAAGAAGCGTATCTGGAAGCATACACTGCAAATGCGGACTCGGTAACGGAAACGATTCGTCGTTTTAAAGATATGGTGAATATGTCTAAACAAGGTAACCAGTATGACGATGCAGACGAAGAAGACAGACCACAAGTAGGCGGTGCATTAGCGATAAAAAAAAGAATTAGGAATAGTATATCAAAATTTCATAAAACAAACAAGGTGAAAAGACGTATAAAAAAACAAACAAAAAAAAATAAAAGGCGACTGCGTAAATAGATAGTTCAATTATGATTTTGCGACTGTCGTCAAAGTTTTTTTCCATTCTTGGTATCCAGTGCTTTTGAGAATATGAAAGGAAGTACCCAAATGTTTTTTTGCAATGACGAATGCTTTTTTTTCAACAACTCCGAAGGTTTTTAAATAGGATATTATATTTTGTTGTAATTCTTCATTATAGTTGCTGACTTGATTCATTAAGTCTGAAGAGTCTAATTCTCTGAGAGTTGTGTCTAATTCGGGAAGAAGTGGTAACATTTTAATAATATTAACAAAAATATTATTAAATAGTTTCTTTCAATTTTTAAATAAAATCATATTTATAAAAAAAATTGAAACTAATTTTTACAAACAAAGTATTTCAACACAACCAATAACTAGATACGAATTATACACTCAACAAGTCAGAACAATAAAAATATTATGCAAAATGGAAACACTACTTACCTTGATACTAACAACAGTGGTGATTTCACTTCTAGTAGTAATGGAACCGTTGATGATGAATTTGGAACAAAATACATTAGAAGTGATAGAAGAGATTCAGATGAAAAGTCCAGAGTTAATACATTTGGTAATACATCAAGTATAAATCAAGAAAATATAAATATTTATAGGTATAAATTTACACAAGAGTTTATGAATGAAATTTATCAATTTGCAAAAATTCATCAATACGACGAGAGAAAACATTTTAAAGAAGCGTGGGAGATTTGGATGGAAAGTCAGTCCGAACTTATAAATAGTGAGGTAAATCGTTTGACGGCTTTGAATTATCAAGGTGATATTATAGATAAAATGTTCAAAAGTGCTCGTTATTATTTTAGAAAAAAAGGAACTGTGAAAAAAGAACCGACACAGCGTTCAAATTATGTTGCTGTAAATAAAGAGTTATTAGATGCAATGGACCAACATATAGTATCAAACATAACAAAAAAAGAGTATAAGCCTTCGGAAGGATTTGTAGATTTTTGTGACACAAATATTGAATTGCTAAAAGAAGAAGTCGCGCGACTTTTTGAAGAAGAAGGACTTCAAAAAGATGCTAAAACAGTAGAAAAAAAGATGAAGAAAACCTATAAAAATCGTTACTTTATAATAGTATCAAACTCAACAACAAAAGTTGATGTTATTTAACCTCCATATTTAGTCTCACACTTGTGGCAATGACATTTTTTTCCGTGGCGGTGATGTTTTTTGGTTTTGTGATGACGACGTGATTTTCGGTGATGTTTTCTAGATTTTCTTCTAGAAGATGAAGATGAAACTGGAGACGAAGATTCTTCACTAGTAGAGGAAGATGACATTTCTTCACTACTGGTGTCATCTTTTGCGGATGATTTTTTAGACGAAGATTTTTTAGATGACTTTGAAGAAGATGACATACCACTGCTACTTCCAGAATATATTTTTTTAGCGTCAATCATTGCTTGTTTGTATTCGTAATCTGGATTCTTGGCGCGATTTTCCTTGAATACTCTTTGAACTAACTTAATCCAACTCTCTCCCATTTATATAGTAACTCAAGAAAATTATAAAAATTATATAGTTTTTGTTAAAATATATAGAAAACGAAAAAAATTGAAACAAGTTAAATAGAAATACTTAAACTATAATAAAATCATAAAACTTTCGCAAAAATGTCATCAACTTCAAATTACGAACCTTCCGTTGTATTTACTCGTTATTTATATATTAAAAACGAAGTAAAAATCGCGTTCTTTACTTCATTATTAGAGAGAAATGAAGAAAAGTCATTGTTTTGGGCTTACGAACTCTATTATTCTGGTTTTGAAAAAGAGTTAGTAGACTTGGTGTGGAACATCTATTTTGATTGTTATTGCCCACTAAACCCAACATTTTCAACATTTTTGAGAGAAAATCAAAAAAAACTAGAAAAAAGTAAAAAGACCGAAGAAAAAAGAGAGATCATTTCTCTCATCATCAACAACTTCTTAATCCGTCCTTATTCACTAGATGTCTTCCTTTTACTACAAAAATCAAAAGAAAACGATAAATTTACAACCAAAATGACCTTAACTTCTCTCTTAAATGAGAGAAACTACGAAGAACTTTCTAAATATATCTTGCAAACCCCCGAAACCAAATTGAAAACCCTTATGGAAAAAGTCGTTGAATATTTTGAAAAAACAGACGAAAACATAAAAAAATCAGAAGAAATGCAAAAATTTGAAGAAATCTACAAAAA